ATGAATGGCGATTTATTCGATTGGCGATTACGTGCAACAGGTGACGATTTCGTCAAGCCCTGGAAACCTTTTGCGTTGTCGCATGATGAATGGCCACCAAATTACAAAGGTGTTTACGCATGGCGCATTAAAACGCTAGCTGAATTGCGTAAATCACCTGATTTGCTCGCATCTGCAAAAGCGTATTATTCAACGCGCCCTGCTGAATTCATCATGCATTGGATGGATACATACGATCCACGTAAAAGCGATAATAAATGGATACCGTTTGTATTCTTCGCGAAGCAAGCTGAATTTATTACGTTCCTGCATTGCTTGCGCACCGATCAGGAAAGCGGGCTGATCGAGAAAGCGCGCGATATGGGCGCTACTTGGGGAAGCTGCGGTTATTCAGTGTGGAGTTGGTTATTCGTCAAGGATGACGCAATCGGTTGGGGTTCCCGTAAACAAGAATTGGTTGATAAATTAGGCGATCCGGATAGCATCTTTGAAAAGCTGCGGCTGATAATTAATAGATTGCCTGATATCTGGCGTCCGAAAGGGTTAAAGCCGCGCGATCATTTAACGTTTATGAAATGCATCAATCCGGAGAATGGAGCGACAATTACCGGTGAAAGCGGCGATAACATCGGTCGCGGCGGTCGAAAATCGATGTATTTTAAGGATGAAAGCGCGCATTATGAACGACCTGAAAAGATAGAAGCGGCGCTTGGTGACAATACACGCGTCCAGGTCGATATATCGTCTGTGAATGGTCTGAATAATCCGTTTTATCGCAGACGTGAAGCCGGGCAAATTTGGACGCCATCGAATGATAATGATCCTGGATATACGCGGATATTCATCATTGATTGGCGCGATCATCCGGAGAAGACGCAACAATGGTACGATGAACGCAAAGCCAAACATGAACGTGAAGGCTTGTTGCATATCTTCGCGCAAGAAGTTGACCGCAATTATAGCGCGGCGATCAGCAACACAATTATTCCATATGAATACATCGTTGCCGCTGTTGACGCACATTTAAAACTGCCGGTTCTAATGCGCCGTCCGGATGACATACCGGATACATGGATGGCAGGGCTTGACGTTGCGGACGGCGGTATAGACCGCAACGCATTGGCCAAGCGTCAATGGGTGATATTGCGTCACGTTGAAGAATGGGGTGAACGCGATCCTGGTGTATCAACGCGACGGGCAATTATCGGAACGCGTGGACACAAACAAATTAAGGTTATGTATGACGCTATCGGCGTCGGTGCTGGCGTTAAGACTGAATACAATCGAATAACAATTGATGAAAAAATCACTGCACCTAAATTCGTTGCCTGGAATGCTGGCGCGGGCGTCCTGCAACCATACGAACGATTAATTCCAGACGATCCGGAAAGTTTGAAGAACAAGGATTTCTTCGGCAATCTCAAAGCGCAAGCATGGTGGAGCCTGTACGGTCGCTTTTATAAAACGTGGAAATGCGTTCAGGCGCTCGAAAAAGGTCTACCGTTGCCAAATTATTCAGCAGATGAATTGATCAGCCTGGATAGTGCAATGCCGCTCCTGCAACAGCTAATGAAAGAGTTGGCGCAAGCGGTGCGCGTATCAAACACTAACTTGAAAACAATCGTTGATAAGACGCCAGAAGGTACGAAATCGCCCAACCTTGCCGACGCTGTTGTTATGGCTTTCTTTCCCTTGCCTGACGATTTCGCAACGGTTATGGTTGGCACTTACGGTTAAGGATATTTTGACATGTTCCGCAAACTTCATTTGCTTTCATCGACTGCATTTGCAAACAACAATCCAGGCATTCAGACGATGGCGCGTTATCTAGGTGCGCCCAATCCTTCGCCGTTGATCGCTGCTGCACGGTTGGCAGAAGGTCAATCACCTTCGTCAATCGATAGTGACGAAATGATGAAACGTTCTCCTGATATTGCCGCGATGGTGGCATATTGGGATAAAACGGACGCAATCATTGAAGGTTACGAAGCGGTCAAAGCTTGCGGCGAAACGTATCTGCCAAGTTTCGCAGAAGAAAAGAAAGCTGATTACGATATCCGCCTAAATCTAACAAAGTTCACGAATATTTATCGTGATATTGTAGAGGGATTGGCGTCCAAACCGTTTGAAGAAGAAGTATCGTTATTAGACGATGATAAAACAAAGGTTCCGGAACAAATCGAGAAATTCGCAGAAGACGTTGACGGAGAAGGAAACAACCTAACGGCTTTCCTATCCAGCACGTTTTACAATGGTATCAATTCGGCAATCGATTGGATTTTTGTCGATTACCCAACTGTTGATACTACTGTTATTCGCACCAAAGCAGATGAAAAGGCGGCTGGCATTCAACCGTTTTGGACGCATATATTGGGGCGTAATATCCTTTGGGTGAAGACGCAAAAGATTAATGGCAAGCAAGAATTATCATATATTAAAATATATGAACCGGGTATTGGTGAACGTGATCGGGTTCGCATCTTCGAACGCGTTAACGGCGTTGTGAGTTGGCAACTTTGGGAAAAGACTGACAATTTGGTTGACGGTAAATTCCGCTTCATCTTGTTGGATGACGGAGTGTTAACAATCGATGTAATTCCGCTTGTTCCGTTCTATACCGGGCGGCGCGACGGTGCGAGTTGGAAATTCTTCCCTGCCATGCAGGATGCAGCAGATTTGCAAATCCAGCTTTATCAGGATGAAAGCGCGCTCAAGTTCATCAAGACAATGGCGGGTTATCCGATGCTTGCCGCCAACGGCATGCGCCCGGAATTGGAAGCGGACGGCAAGACACCAAAGAAGGTGGCGATTGGTCCCATGCGTCTGTTATGGGGCGTTCCAAATGGTGATGGCGGACATGGTGAATGGAAATTCATTGAGCCAAACGCTCATTCAATGAAGTTTCTGCAAGAAGAAAATGATAAAACCAAGCAAGACTTGCGTGAACTTGGTAGACAACCATTGACAGCAACAAGCGGCAATCTTACGGTTATCACAACTGCCGTTGCAGCCGGTAAAGCGCGCTCCGCTGTTTCAGCGTGGGCACTCGGTTTGAAAAATGCAGCGGAAAATGCATTGTTGATCACGTGTAAATGGTTAAAGATTTCTGATTATAAGCCGCAAGTGAATGTGTATAATGAGTTTGACAACTTCACAGACGGCAACGCGGACCTTACTGAACTTGGCAGCGCTCGCAAGAATGGCGATTTGTCACGTGAAACGTATTGGAACGAATTGAAACGCCGCAAGGTTCTTTCACCTGAATTTGAGGCAGAAGACGAAGAAGAACGCTTGCTTAATGAAATCCCTGGTGATCCTGATTTAGAAGATGAGGATGATGGAAAGGGTAAACCGCCCGTAAAGTTGCCGGGTAAAAAGAAAGCAACTAAATCGAAGCAACCTGCCGCTTAGTCGGATGACAGCGGCGCAACAGTTGGATGACTGACAAATGAAACAGGTAATCAATCGTCACCTTGCAATCTTACTCGCAACCGCTTTTAACAACGCGGGTTGGAAGCTTGACGCAGACGGCAAAATTGAAATGAAAGATGGCAATCCGGTCTATGTCGATAGCTCCGGACGTGAACTAACCGTTGATCAGGGAACAATCACCCGCTTGAACGGTGAAGCCAAAACGCACCGTGAAGCGAAGGAAGCCGCAGAAGCAAAGCTTGCGGCTTTCAAGGATATCGATCCGGTGAAAGCAAAGGATGCAATGGAAAAGCTTTCGCAAATCGATCAATCGAAGCTGATCGATAACGGCAAGCTTGAAGAGGTCAAACAGCAGATAACGCAGCAATTCACAACGCAGTTGACCGAAAAGGATAACGCTTTGAAGTCGCTGCAATCGCAGTATGACAACGCGCAAATTAGCAACATCTTTGCTAACTCGGAATTCATACGCGAACGTATCGCCGTGCCGCGTGACATGTTCGAAGCGACGTTCAAAAATAACTTCATTATCGAAGACGGTAAAATTGTCGTCAAGGATAAGGCTGGCAATCGGATTATGAGCAAAACGAAGATTGGCGAATATGCCGATCCTTCGGAAGCGCTCGAATTGCTTGTTGAAAGCCATCCGCAGAAAGACGTGATCTTGAAAGCGTCCGATAGCAACGGAACCGGATCGAACGGCAACGGCGGCAATCGTGGACGTGGAACGACCATCAAGCGCGCGGAGTGGGAAAAGTACAATCCAGCGCAACAGGCGGAAGCCGCTGGAAAGATGCGTTCGGGTGAATTGCAAATCGTTGATTAACGTCTGCCATCGTCTTTAATCAACTGATCGCGCGGGCCATGGTTAGCGGTTTCCATGGCCCGTTGCTGTTTCTAACGCCGTATGTCAACGCCTGGATATTCCCTTGCGAACAGTTCCTTAAAATCTGGATATTTCGTTTCGCATTCCACAACGATCTTTGCTTGATGTTGCTTGTAATGCTTTCGCATTGATTTATGCGGATGAACGTCCGCATATTCATGCAGTCTTCGCGCCTTAACGTATTTGAGCCACCAAACATATTTTTCTAGACTGTTCACTTCCGTTCCCTTCTCGGATCGTCTGCAACGCCTTCCCAATAACCGGCATTGTACGCATAATCTGGCCAATCGCCCGCTTCTCTCAAATAGCCGTGATATCCGTCCGAATATCCAGCGCGAAATGCATCACGCTCGATTTCGTTATAGTAGTTCCGCGCTTTCAAGCGTTCGTCACTTTTCCAAGTCATTCTACACCGTCCATACCTAACGTTTTAGCGATAAACGTTTCGCGCATTAAATAACCATCGGTCATTTTACGAAACCATTCTACATAAATGCCGAATGAATAAAATTCTACACGCATTCGCATTGCCTTTCCATGTTTCCAATTATGTTGCATATTAAATTGCTAATTGCAACAACAATCAATCAAGACCGTGGAAAAATCGTAAGGCGCTTGACGCATAAGGCGAATTACAGTAAATCACAGTTAAATTAGCCAAGTCCGGATGGATCGCGGCGCGCTTGATCGGATGATCAAAACCAAAATCAGTTTTTCAACTGGCGCGCTCGCATTTTCTCCCAACGCACGCGCCGCAAATCAAAAGGCGCTTATCAATGCGTAAAAATTTAATTCTCCCAAGCCTTGCCGCTCCGTTCATTCTTTCGGGCGCTTATGCGTCTGCCAACACTCTGACGCGTCTTATTCCGGACCTTTACGCCGGTCTTGACGTTGTTTCGCGTGAACTGATTGGTTTCATTCCGTCTGTCATGCGCAACGCCAGCGCCGAACGCGCCGCCGTTGGTCAGTCCGTCGTCTATTGGATCACGGAAGACAGCGAACTTGTTGACACCGTTCCGGCGATGGTGACGCCCGAACCGACTGACAAAGCGCCCGCGAACGACGTTATCCAGATCACTAAATCGAAGAACACCAACTTTGGTTGGACGGGTGAAGAACAGCGCGGCTTGAATACCGGCCCTGGCTATCTTTCGATCCAGGCGGATTACTTCGCACAAGGCTTGCGCAAGCTGGCCAACGCGATTGAGATCGACCTTGCAACGGAAGCCATGCTCAATGCTTCCCGCGCTTACGGTACGGCTGGCACAACGCCTTTCGGCACCAACCACGGTGAAACGGCACAAGTCCGCAAAATCCTGGACGACAACGGCGCTCCGCTTTCCGAACGCTCGCTTGTTATCGACACTTCGGCGGGCGCTGCACTCCGCACGCTTTCCAATCTGACGAAGGTCAACGAAGCTGGAACGCAGATGACGCTTCGCGACGGTGAGTTGCTGAACCTGAACGGGCTTTCGATCAAGGAAAGCGCGGGCGTGCAGCAGTTCACGGCGGGTACTGGCGCGTCTTCAACGACCAACGCCGCAGGTTATGCCATCGGTGCGACCGTCATCACACTGGCGTCTGCCGGCACTGGTGTCATCAAGGCAGGTGATGTTATCACCTTTGCCGGTGACGCCAACAAATACGTTGTCAAAAGCGGTGACACTGACGTTTCCAACGGCGGCACTATCACGCTTGCCAAGCCGGGCCTTCGTCGCGCAATTCCGGCTGCTGCAACGGCAATCACAATCGTTGCTTCTCACACTGCCAATATCGGCTTTGTACGTAGCGCACTACATCTTGTTGCACGCGCTCCTGCACTTCCGCAGGAAGGTGATAGCGCGATTGACCGCATTCAGATCACCGATCCGCGTTCAGGTTTGGTGTTCGAAGTGTCGCTTTACGCCGGTTATCGCAAAATCCGTGCGGAAGTTGCGATGGCTTGGGGCGTAAAAGCCGTCAAGCCGGAACATATTGCAATGCTATTGGGTTAATAGCGTTGTAGTAACCCCGTGTTTGTCATGCTTAGGGCGGTGGTGTATAACATGCCATCGCCCTTTTTTTGCAACACACACTTTTAAGAATGCGGGCGGCAAATGCGCATTAATCGGGTTTCGGACGAAAGCGGCGACATGCAGAAACTTCAATTAGAAGTAACCCGCCTAAACCTATGGACGGTTGGCGGGATAATTATTGTTGGCTTCTGCACCGTTGGCGCAAACGCTTATTTTCTTGGTTCGAAAATAAGCAATGCGAACCGCGATATTATGGATTTACAGAAAGGCGTCCAGGACGTGCGTCAAATGTACGAAATGGAGCGCACGGCGCGTGTTGAACGCGGCAAAGTGACAGACGCTAATTTCAAAGTTGTTTTCGATAAAATGCCGCAGTTCGATTTGCTGGCGCAACAGATTTTGCGACTTACAGAATTGACGGCGGAAAACTCGAAAGCAATTGAAGAAACGAACAGGCGTATGGAACTAAACGTTGAACGGACGCAAACGAAGCTTGACACCATTATTTCACGTCAAGCTGAACAGTCGTCAGATATTAAAGTTATTCAGTCGCAATTAACTGGACAACAGCAACAGCGGACGCAACGAACGCTGTTTCCGGTGGAACCTTCTCCGTTTTTGAGGATACGTTAAAATGAATGCTATTACAATTGAAGGGCGTACTCAATTCACTGTTGCGGCTGGCGCACAATCGGCACCATTGGAAGCCGGTATCTATGACGTTTGGGCTGCGGCAGATGCTTACATCAAGGTTGGCGAAACTGCTAACGATGTAACGTCTGCAACTGGATATTTAATTCCAGGTGGCGCGGGCATTGTTCCCGTCCGCGTCGGTAGAAGCGGCTTGCGGATTGGTGCAACTGCTGACATTGCTGCACATAGAACGGAATAATTCGAAATGGTAACAACAATTAAAGCAGGCAACGAAGACACGTTTTTAATTGAACCTGGATCAATTGTAATTGTCAAAGGTAGTGCACTTGCTACCGGCTCCATATGGTTCACCCGTTCCGCCGTCCAGGACGTGCTTGCGAAGACAATTGTTGCAGATGGTAATTATCCGTTTGGCCCATTCGGTCAACGTTGTGAAATTCGCGTTGAATGTGTAACCGGTTCAGTTGAAGTTTCGACCGATTTCGCGGCTAACCCCGTTCCGTCTGAAATTGCGCGGCAAATGGGAACGTTGCGCAAATCTATTAGCGGTGCGGCTTACACTCTTTCCGATGACGATCACGGTTATATGTTGCAATTTGCAGCAGCTTGCACCGTGACCATTGCTAAGAATTTGCGCGATGATTTCTCTTGCGGTTGGTCGCAAGAGAGCGCGGGCGCTGTTACGTTTGCCATTGCTGCCGGTGTCACGCTCAATTCCAAAGGTGGCGTTTTCGCTTCTAGCGCCCAATATAGCGTTGGCGGTTTAGCGGCATTCGGTTTCAACAATTATCGCCTATTCGGGGTTTAGTATGAATTTCGGTTTGGGCGGCGGACCTGTTTTAAATGCTTTCATCGGTGGCGGCGCTGGTGAAGTACCAACGTTTGTTACTGGTGCGTCCAGCCGTGCAAAAATTGCCGGTGCTTATGATTTGACGACCGTTGGTTATGACGGGATGATTTGGGTTTATTCGCAGACGGACATGCCGTTGGATACCAATGGAGAAGAATTAGAATTATTCTTTAACAATTGGGGTTCTCCTGCCGGTGAAGCAGGAGAATGGGGAACCGGATTTGAAGCCGTTGTTTCATCGGTTGTTGAATATCCGATTGGGAGTGAAAATAAATATCCGGTAACGTTTGCTTCTGCGACTTCCAAATTAATGTTTGATGGCGGTGTTAGCGGCTGGAGCGATAAATTACCATTCTCATTTGTTAAAGGTACGAAGTGCCGTGTCTATTCACTGTTGACTTTTCCAGATGGTACGAACAGCGCATTTATTCCAACTTATCGGTCAAACGCTGGCGAATTATGTTATCGCGGAACCGGTGCGGCTCCGGTTGTCGGAACGACGCCGGGAGCGGCGGGAACGTTGCTAGAATATGCTAATTATGGCCCGTCCGGATTGCGTTGCAAACAAGTGGCAACGAACAAGCCGCTTATCTGGATTGACGGAGATAGCAACACCGTTGATCAATTCGGAACTAGTGCTGATGCGGATGGCAACCGCACTTACACAAGTGTATTTACTGGCGTTCAATCGGCAATGACCGCTTGTTTTTCCGGACGCTTATTATCGTCTATTGAAGACGCAACTAAACGTTTCGAATTAGCGCAAGATCAAGGTTGTTCAGACGCTTTCATATTTCTTGGTATCAATGACATTAACGGGGTTAATTCATTTGGCGATATGCAGGGATATTTTGCGGCTGTTGCAGGTGCGATCCGTGGTTATGATATTGTGCCGCATTTCGCAACTCTGTCACCAAATGAAAACTTTAGTGCGCCCGATTTAGCTATTTATACCGCGCTTAATCCATGGTTACGTTCGGTTGCCGATAGTGGCCCGTTCGGAACAATTTTTGAATTATCAGATATCGTTTCAACCGCCCGCGATAGCAATGTTTTTAAACCCGGATATAACGTTGGCGACGGTTTGCATATTAATTGGGCCAATGGAAGCGTAAAAACGGAAATTCTGAACGCGTTTAAATCGTTCGTCCAGGCATTAGGTTATCCGACAATATAGGAATTAATTTAAATGGTTGTCGCTCGCAATTATTCACGGTTTCGACAAGCACAAAGATTAGGCGGCGGTTTCATCGGCGGCGCTGGTGGCGGTGGCGATCCCATTCTAAAGATGATCGCGCACCGTAATCAAGGCGCGGGCTATAGCATCGGTGCGGCACCGTTGACAGGTGACGGAACCGCCAAAACGTACAGTGTGACGCTAGTAAACAACAGCGGCGCACCGATTGAGGAAATGTCTCTAGTCGTCCAGGGTTGGACGCTCCGCACAAGCGGCTTTACCGATACCGGCAACAATTTTGACATTACCGGAAACGTTGAATATCCGGTTGGTGGAACGACAACTGACATTGGAACGTTGACGAATGTAAGCGGTCAAAATACCGAAGGTGCAACGTTAGTACCAACAACCGTAATTCCGAACGGTGCAAGCTTCAAAGTCAACCTTTCATCAACTGTTCCGAACGGTCAAAAATATATTGAAAAGCTTGGTTTTGCTGGATTGCGAAATCATGCCAAGAAATCGGTGTTGAAGAAAATCGCCGTTGGTGCGTTCGGTGACAGCATCATGACCAACAACGGAAGCGCAATTTACAATGCTGCTTTAACCCGTTGTGGAGCATACATCAACAGCATCGCAGGAACAACAGCGGCAACCTATGGCGCGAACAACGCCGCTAATTTCGTTCGTCAAGTTGACCTTTGCGTGAAACTCGGAATTACTCACGTCATTTCGAATTTTGGGACAAACGATTACGGCGGCGGAACGGCACTTGCAACGTTGCAAGGGTATCTCACGGCAATGCGTGACGCAGTGCGCGCGGCTGGTATGAAGTTCGTACAATGCACCATGTTGCCGCGTACAAAGGTCAACAATACACCAGTTACAACAACGTCCGTAACGTCGTCTGGAAACATCATAACTGTTGCAGTTCCGGACGCGACTAAATTCATTCCGGACATGGCTTATAATCTAGCCGGTGCGAATGAAACGGAATACAACGGAACTAAATATTGCACGGCGGTCGATACCGTCAACAACACATTATCGCTGTTGTTTATTGGTTCGGCGTCCGCAACGGCAACAGGAACAATTACCATCGTTCCTTGGAAGCCAACCGCAGCAGCCGCATTTATGGAACCGTTAAGCGCGTTCTTCGATCCTGGTGCTAATTCGCCACGCGGTCTATTCAATGCGTGGGTACGTGGCGGCGCATTTGACGACTACATTGATTGGGGCGATGCGTGCGAACCAAGCCGCGACAGCGGACGTTGGTTAGTAGCAGGAGAAAGCCCGCAAATTCCCGCGCCGCAGCTTATCACCGTAAGCAGCGTAATAAGCACGTCGCGTTTCAACTCCAATTATAACCGTGGTTCAAGCACGATACCGAATGGATTTGTTCAACCGTTAACCGGAACAAATATAGGCGTTATTAAAAACGGTAACGGCAACACAAACGGTGATATTACTGTGACGTCTGCATTTGCAAACGCGCAAGCGGTTGGTCATCAATATTATGCGATGCCGGGCGTAAGTTATACCGGTGACGATGGTACGCACGTGCGCGTTGCGGCGGGTGGTAAAGGCGGGCAATCGTTGCTTGACAATGCAAGCGCCGCTTGGTTAGATGTGAAATTAGCAGCTTAAACGTTAACAGAAGGGAAACCGAAATGAACGACATGGTAAAGACTGTTACAATCGAAACTGAAAATGGTCCGGTGATCATCAACGAAGCGGACTTCAAGGAAGGCGAACACAAACTGGCGTCCGGTAGCGTTGCGCCCGCTCCGGAGCCGGTGCAGCAGACAACGCCCGTCCAGGTCCAGGGCGGCAACGGCGAAACGCTTCTGGTATCGAAGAAAGGCAAGAAGTTCTTTGCCGTCAACAAGGATGGTGAACCGGTTGAACGTGACGGCTTGGAAAAGGGCGGCTATGACAGCGAAAGCGATGCGTGGGCCGCGATCATGAAGTTAAGCGGCGGAAATAACGCCTGACAAGTCAACCCTGGCAATATATCATGCGGTTGTGTCTCATTGATGCAGCCGCATTTTTCATTTGGAGATTTAACCAATGGCAAAATACACAACCGCGACCGTTGCCGGTTTTGAAACGTATCATGAGGCGCGCGGACGGGAACGACCGGGAACGATGACTGATCCAATTGTTGAAGCGGCGTTGCTTGTCGCGTCCGAATGGATTGACCGCGTTTATGGATCGTCATTTATTGGACGCAAGACCGGTGGATTTGTCCAGGTGCGCGAATGGCCACGAATTGGAGCGGTGATTATTGATCCGAGATACGGTTACGCGTTTCCGTCCGATGCAATTCCGGAACAATTGACAAATGCTGTTTACGAAGCGGCGTGGCGTCAAGCAAATTCGCCCGGTTCGCTTCTTGTCGATTACACGCCGGGAAAATATAGCTCCGTTTCGGTTGACGGTGCGGTTGCTGTTCAATATCGGCAATTTAGTTCGGCGGCAGACGTTCAGACGTCATATCCGATCATCGATCAATTGCTATATTGGTTGCTGGATAGCGACAGCGGCGCTTATCTATCGTCTTTTAGCGGCGGTGTTGTACGCGTATAATAAAAGCCCGCTGCACGGTTCAAATGCAGCGGGCTAGTAAGCAATCAGAGTTGGGAGGAACGCCGATTACTTGAGACGGAAGATACGCACGGTTGCCTTGTCTTCGTCCTTCTTCGGATCAACATCATAGGCGGCGAATTCCTTGACCTTTTCCATTTCCGGAACCGATGGCTGATGACCAACAATTGCACCAGACGCGTCTTTGATTGCTTCGCCGGTCTTCATGACCGGCTGGCCAGCGGCGTCAACCTTCTGGCGCAAATTGGCGTCGTTGTTGTTGACCTTGGAAATCGTGCTCGAAATCTGCTTTTTGGTCTTGTTCGTCAGACCGATGGAGCCACCAACCGGCAGTTCATCAAGCTTGATTGCGAGTTCCGACTTCGCGCCGCGCTTTGCGGCAACAGGCGGCTTGATGTCGGTGCGTACCGTGGTGAATACCGGTGCAACGCGGTCTTCCGCCTTCGGTGCGCCAGCCTTCTTGTTTGCGTCGGTTGCAACAGCAGCAGCAGCGCCGTTTGCAAATGCGGTTGCGGTAATCAGATTGAGTGCGGTCTTCATTTTTATTCCCTTTCAGTTTGACAATTTTGCGCTATGAAGCGAAGACAGGTTGACAATTAAAACACACATTGGAGCATGTCAATGGGCTTTTATGATGAAATGCAAAATATCGCTTCTGATGTTTTATCAGAGTTTAAACAGGGTACGATTAATTATATCAAAATCGTTCCAGGTGCTGGACCGGCTGACGATCCTGGACCATCAACACCAACGCCTTACGCACTTGATGCTGTTGCAAAAGGCGTGTCTTTTAAATTCGTTAAAGATGGATTGGCATTATCCACAGATTTAACGGTGACTGCTGCGGTTCGTTCTGATCTTGTGCCGGACATGAAAGGCTTTATTGAAATCGATGGTGTTCGATACAAGATTGTGCAAGATATTTCCACGCCCGCAGCCGGAACACGCGCGGTTTGGAAATGGATTGTTCGTAAAGGTAATTAAACATGGCTCTCCGTCCAGGTAGTACCGCGCGTCAAACGCTTGATTATTTGATTGATCTTTTTGAACCGCGCATCCGCGATGCGTTTCTAGCTGCTATTCAAAACGTTACCGATGATGCGATCATCATCGATATGATTACGGCGATTGAAAACGGTGATCCTGAACGCGCGTTTCAGGCGTTAGGCTTCTCTCCTGCGGCAATGCGACCATTGACGGAAGCCATTGAACAAGCATTCGAGCAAGGCGGCATTCTAACCGGTGACAATTTCCCGGAATATCTGAACACGCCGTCCGGACGCACTGTATTTAGGTTTGACGTTCGTAATGCGCGATCAGAAGCATGGTTGCGTGATCATTCGTCACAACTCATAACACGGTTGACAGATGAAGCGCGCGAAAATGTGCAATCGGTGCTGCAACGTGGAATGATTGATGGTCGAAATCCGCGAAGTGTCGCACTTGATATTGTCGGCCGGATCGATCCGACAACGAAGCAACGAACGGGCGGAATTGTCGGATTAACGCGCAATCAAGAATTATGGGTTGCCAATACCCGCCGCGATTTGGTGAACCTGGACGAACGTTATTTTACACGCGAATTACGAGACAAGCGATTTGACCGAATTGTTGCGCGTGCAATTGCTGACGAACGCAGATTACCGGCTGACACAATTGATAAGATCGTAACGGCGTATAAAAATAACGCGCTCCGTTATCGTGGTGAAAGCATCGGGCGCACCGAAGCAATCCAGTCGTTGAACCGTTCCGAGTGGGAAGCACATATGCAAGCCGTGGACATGGGCGCATTGCGTAAAGGTGACGTATCCCGGCATTGGGATAGTGCGGGTGATAGTCGCGTCAGATGGTCACACAAGCGAATGGACGCGCTTTACAATGAGAAAGGCGTTGGGCTTGACGAACCGTTTGTTAGCCCGTCTGGCGCAATCATGATGTATCCAGGTGACACGTCATTAGGTGCGCCAGCCGATGAAGTAATTATGTGCCGTTGCCGCGTCCGATTAAAAGCTGATTTCCTGGCACAATGGACGGATTAATTGCCAGTATAGAAAATTATCTCAAGTTGGCAATTTTTAGCCAATGCAAGTTCAGCACTTACACCTAGTGAATTTTCCCAACCTGGAAGCAAAACAATTGCTTCCGCTTCTTCACATATGAATTTGCAATAAGCTGCAAAAGCTTTTCGCAATTGGTCAACCGTTGGTTTTCCGGCTGGCATAAATTCATGAGGGCTGTAAACGATGTGTCCAGCGTCTCGAAGTTCATTTGTTGCTTTTTGAAAAGCTGGATAATTGCTTTCTGGATATCCAGTCATTGGACCGCTTAAATAAATTTTTGTCATTGTCTCACTTTCCTACTGTTACCATAAGTGGTTGCGGTTCATACCAATCAAAGAAACGATCACCTTAGCGCCGTTTTTGATTTGCTCGATTTCTTCCGGTGTCGGTTCCCAAGCGGTATGCATGATATTGGAAACGGAGCCGGTTGCGGTGTCGATAATTGTTTCATCACGTATCGGCAAACCTAAGTAACCCTGGCTCTTGCCGCAAACGCGTGTTGTTCCTTCAATTCTGCTGATTATCATTTTCCAACTCCAATTCAAGCGGCAATCCGCGCGGTTTTAACATTGGTAGCATTTTCTTTGCAATTTCGATGAAATTAGAACCATTGATATTGCTTGTCAAATGCCGGATATAAAATTCATTGCGTTCTGTTTTATTAAACGCTTTCTGCGGTGTTCCTTGCGTGTCCCATATTGAGCGCAATTCGTCAGCTTGGGAAACGCATGCAAAATTAAACCGTCGCAAGAATGACGGATGACCTAACGTAAAAACGATATCGTCCAGGTTCAGTTTCTCGCCAGCATGCTTCACAGTTACCGCAGTTTGTGCGCCTGGATCGCTCCCAAAGAAACTGCGTCCTTGCATAGTCACTGCGACGATTTGACAGCTATAACCGCGACTTTCGAGAATGTCGGCAAACGCAGCAACGATAGAAGCGCGAATTGCCAGCATTTCAGCTTCAATTCTAGCGCTAGCGGTGTTTTCAACAAATAGCGTGATTGTACGTTTGCCCGGCAGTTTCGGACGGTGCACCATATGCTTAGGATTGCCCGCTAGCAGCCGCCCAACGCTTACATTACCGCCCGCAACGGAATATGCGCGGCGTCGTTGTGTGGCGTTTTCCAGGTTCAGGAATTCAAGAATAGATGACGCTTTTTCAACGCCTTCTTTCCAACCATCTTTAGCAATCCGCATGGCTTCACCCATGGAGCTAGAGCCGTACCACTTAGCACCGTTGTCATTGGAATAACCTTGATCGCGCCGCCCGGTGCGCTTGTGCTCCGGTATTGCGTCAATAAATTTCATCATTTCCGACAAGCTGGAAAAGCCAAAATATGAGATAGGATTTTTATCTTTGAAGTGATTGAAATATGTTGGATCGTCGCCATAAATGACGGACGTTCGATCAGCTATAAATTCTTCTGATTTAATTTCGCGTTCAATTCGGTCTAACCAAGCTTCCGCCGTTTCCGCTTCCGCTGGCGTTGTGTCTTCGGTGCGTTTCGGCTTGCCGTCCGCTCCGGTAACAAGGCAACCCGGCAAGTTCTTTAATTCAGCAAGGTCTTTCGGACCTAACCAATCGAACACCCAACATTTACCGGACGCATCCCAACGCCCGCCCAATTGCTTCAAGCGGTCGCGATGGTCAAATGTATTACCGGTGACACGAATGGCGGTCATTGTATGCCGTTCAGCTTCTTAATTTCGTCAATCGTGACATAGCCTTTTTCCAGGCATTCGCGCGGGCTTGCGCCCCAATTGCGTTTCAGGATCGCACGGCAAGCAATGCGCTCATTGGTGGCGGTGATGTAAGACCGCATGTCTTGCTGTTTCTGATACTCGGAAATTCCGTAATATCCGATTGCAGCTAACACGGCTCCGTAAACAACGTATTTCATATCAGTTCCCTCACATATCGATAAAACATTCCGGTATCTTCTTCACAATCGAAATCGCTTTCACTTGCACCAATTCTTTCAAGTGCCGCGTTTACAGCATAACCGATTGCGGGAAATTCCACGTCAATAATTTCTCCGCTTGGAAATAGAACAATCCATCTTTGAGTTTGTTCAAACCAAATGCAACAGAATTCATTCACGTCAGTTTCTCCCGGTCTGTTTTGCTCATTCCTTTGAGCAAATAAATTTCGTTCACGTCGTCCCACGTCAAACCGGACGCAAGCGCGCGACTTCCTTTAAATATAGCACGGCTTGACGCAACGTGTCTAATTCTTTTCTCGTTTATTTTCTTGCGCACTTCCCAAACGTGTTCTAACCATTTCACATTACCGTTTGCAAACACGCGCTCAAGATTTAAATCATAGTCAACGTTTACCGTTGCAAATCGGTCTAGTGATGCAGCGTCCAATTCGTTCCGTCCGATATAAATCCTATCGGCTCCATTTCCAAATGTGTTCGCAGTCGCAACCATTCTAAAGAATTGGTTTCGATAAACAGGAACTTCCTTATCAGGGAAAGTTGCAAAGCCGTTGGCAAGTGCGCTATTAGCTGCAAGAAGTGCAGACGCGTCCCATGCGTCAATTTCGTCTGCAACCCATAAGCCGCCGTGCTCGAAAGCTTGTCTGAATGGCGTTGAATGATATTTTCCATAGCCGTCTACAAACCCCATTAATTCATGCGTGTCGTTAATTGTTGACGTGATATAAAACGGCAAGTTCCAGGCTTTTGCCGCTTGCTCGCCAATTGTTGTTTTACCGCAACCGGCTGGACCAACCAACATGACCGGATCATTAAGACCGACAATGCGGATAATGGTTTCTGTCATGTAATGCTGCATTCCTTCAAGCTGCGTCACGCCTTGCGGTGTCACAACTTCGATTTGACGCGGCGCAAGGCTTTCCAACGTTTCCTTAATCAACTTTTTAGTTGCTTCTCCGCTCAATATCTCCTGCTGCATTTCAGCGCGGGCGATACGGCGGGTTAGCGAAACTTCAAATCCAGGTGCGTTGACGGCTTCTAGAACCTTGACAATCATATCATGGATATCAGCGGATTGGCTTGGTTTTACGGCGTTTTCATGATAGAGATTTGTCAACTCGGAACCGGTCATTTTCTGAACGTCAAATGGATGGAAACCTTTTAATTGCGCCCATTCACGCAACAACGGAAGATCACCCACGCCGACAATGAATTTATCACGCGGGCCAAGCATCAATTCTAATTCTTCAAGCGTATGTGACATTTGAAATTTATCCATGTGGCTAAAAGGTTGCTAGCATGCCAAGAGGATCAAGGCAAGGTCCGTCAACAACAGATTTTATATTAAACAGTCGCAACAATTCGTTGGCTGCGGATATAGACCGAATTGTTGTCAACACCGAAAAACGCATGTTGCTGGTAATGAAGCAATCGTTAATTAATGCAATTAACGAAATGCAAACACCAGTCGGCAAAGGTGGCAAAATGCGGGTTGATACCGGCTTTTTGCGCGCGTCCGGTCAAGCATCGTTAAACGGTATGCCAAGTGGACCGTCTATGAAACCAAAAGAAGGTTCGTTCGATTGGTCTTCAACGCAAACGGAAGCAACAATTGGTTCAATGCAGTTCGGTGCGGTTCTCCATTGGGCGTGGACGGCTAATTACGCTCGATATCGTGAAGCGTATGATGGTTTCATGTATTCCACGTTGCAGAACTGGCAACAGATTGTTGACAAAGTCGTTGCAGAAGCAAAAGCAAGGTTCCCCTAATGATGATGGTCGAACGCGAAATATTGGAAGCCTTACAGAAAGGCGTAACCGCCGCTGTTGCCGCGTCCATTCTCCCAACGCTTCCGGTTCGATATAAAGGGCGGATATTTGGAATTCCAAACGATGGAAAATATTTAGAAATCGTTCACATTCCAAACAACATCAATGGGGAATTTTGGAACACTGGCAAGACTTATCGCGGGCTGTTCCGGCTCATTCTTCATTGGCCGGTTGACGATGCTGGCGCATACGCACCTTTGGACGTTATAGCGTCAATTGCTTCACATTTTAGCATTGGTGCGGTCTTCCAAAAAAACAGTGTTCAGGTTAAGGTTTATCAGGAACCGGACCTGACAGGCGTGATAGAAAGTGCACCTGACCAACTGTTCCCGGTTACGATCCGGTACGAAAGTTTTCAACCTTGAACAAGGGAAATAGGAAATGAAATCTTATTTAGCAATTCTATTAGCGTCTGCATTTGCAAACTCCAATGCGGCGTCCAAATTATACGTTTGCGCAACGCCGCAGAATGTTGAACTTGCGCAAGCCGATTATGAAGGCTTGACGTGGGTAGAAATCAAATCGGTTGGATCGCGCGGCGAAACCGGCAAATCAACCAACATTCTGACGTATGACACTTGGGATACAACTGTCATTCAGAAGGCCAAAGGCATGACGGACGCCGGATCGCCGGAACTTGAAGTTGCTCGCCTTGCAACTGATCCTGGTCAAAACATTCTTCGCGCGGCTGGTGCAGTCGGAAACAACAACAATTACGCGTTCCGTGAAGTGCGCGCGGATGGCGCAATCGGCGGAACTGGCACTATTCGTTACAATCGCGGTCTTGTTGCTGGACCGAAATCGCCGGGCGGTCGAAATGAAGATTTTGACCTTGAATTATTCACAATCGGTTTCCAGCAAGAAGAAATTGTTGTTAACCCGACTGTTGCCGGAAATCCGCCCGTTCTCACGGTCAACCCGGCAATTACCGGAACGCCGGAAGTTGGCGAAACTCTCACTGTTAGCGACGGCACGTTTACCGGTGATGCGGTCATCACTTACACCTATCAATGGTTTGCAGGTGGTGTTGCAATTGCGGGCGCGAATGCAAGCACGTTCGACCTTACGGCGGCACAACTCGGAAAGGTTATTACCGCCCGCGTGCACGCAACAAACGCTTCCGGTTCGGCGTCCGGTTATGCTGCACCAACGGCGGCTGTTACCAACCCGTAAACGGCAGTTGCATAAATTTATCCACTCGGATAAACATTACAGGCGGCACAATTGCCGCCTGTTTTCATTTCAAGGAACCGTTAAAAATGGCCGATCTTTCGCAGCTTAAACCCGCTGAAATTATCCTCAAGATCAAGCATCCGGCAACCGGACGCCTGACTGGTGTAACCGTCACGATTATGTCAATGTTTGACGAACGCATGAAAAGCTTTGTGCGTCAAATCCAGGACCAACGTTTACGCTTGGAAGCACGCGGAAAACATTTCAAATCAGAAGAAATTGAAGATAACGGAATTGAACTTGCATTCCGTGCAATGACCGATTGGCATTGGGGAACGGACGAAGACGGAGAAGAAGCAACGTTCAAAGGGAAGAAGCCGGAATTTGACAAGGCGACTGTTAAACAAGTGTTGACAGAATTACCTTGGTTCAAAAACCAAATTGACGTTGCAATTAGCGAGGAAAAGGATTTTTTTCAACGCTAGAACGCGATCTTGTTGAAGCAATTCGCGTCAACGTTCGATACAATACCAAGGATGAAAAAGGTGAAACGCGACGGGAGCGCAACGAACGCCATGATGTTCCAGCGCCGCCCGTCGATATCCCGGAAGCCGGTCAATACCTTTGGGACTGGTATGAACAGGTTGCACGCGGTACGGCACGCGTCCGCGACGGCACTTGCTACCCGATAGGCTGGACCGAATTTTTAAGTTGGTCCCAAGTGACCGGAACGCTTGTTCATCCCGTAGAGTATGGTATTTTGCACGCTATGGATTGCGCTTTTTGTGAAGCACTTAACAGTGAATTTGCAGATTATAGAACGCGTGAAAACGAAAAACTGAAACATAAATAAATTTAATTCGGGAGTGTCTTAATGGCTGATCTTGCCAACATTGGTTTTCGGGCTGACACTTCCGAATTATCAGAAGCAAAGGCGAGTATGGAGGCGCTTGTTCCCGCCGCTGGAAAAGCGTCTGGTGCAATCGACAAGTTAGCAACGTCAACCGATAGCGCCGCAACATCTGCCGCCAAAGGTGCAACAGCTAATAACAATTTACGTGCGGCAACTGTTGCAGAAACCGGAGCGCTAACACAAGCCGCGTCTGCTGCTAATCGTGCCGCAAGTGCTAACGACAACCTTACTACATCGGCAGTAAGAGCCGGTGCAGCCGCTAAGGGTTTGGGTAGTCAAGTTGGTGTCATATCCGCGCAATTCTCTGACATTGCCGTCCAGTTAGCGGGCGGTCAATCACCGTTTCAAATTGCAATGCAACAGGGAATGCAATTAGTTGGCATTTTTGGAAATCAAGGATTGGGCGCTGTTGTGCGCGGACTTGGTTCCGCGTTCTTGTCGCTTCTATCGCCGCTCAATCTCCTGACAATTGCAACAATCGCGTTAAGCGGTTACGCCGTTCAGTATTTTACCGAATTGTTCAACAGCGGCGAAACTGCAAAAACATCACTTGCCGATCAAGAGGCTTTAATTCGTTCTGTTGCAACAGCGTGGGGTGATAGCGTTCCAGTATTGCAACAGTATGTTGACCAATTGGAGCGCGCGAAAAATGTTGCTGATCTTAAAGCGTTCCAGGATCAAGAAAATCTCAAAACGGCTTCTTATTTCATCAAGAGTTTTGAGATTTTCTTGACCAATTGGAGCGCGCGAAAAATGTTGCTGATCTTAAAGCGTTCCAGGATCAAGAAAATCTCAAAACTCTTGATGAAATAAGAAGCCGTTTTGCAGAATTCATTGCGCAAAATGAAGATTATGTTGCAGCAATTGAATTAGCATATGATGCAACCGGGCGCAACGATACGGCTTTAGGCAAGCTTGCAACAACGTGGGAAACGTTAAAGCAGAAGCTTGCGGATGGTAAAGCAACACAAGAAGATTTCAATAACACCATAGACGCAACAAACGCCGCTGTTGCGGAAAGCGGCGGTGAACTTGACGCGTATGGCAGCGCATTTGAAACCTTAGCGAAACGCATAATGGTTGCGCTTGGGGCGTTGCAATCGTTCAATGCCGGTATCAATGGCGCATTGGCGAACGCAATCAAAGTGCAGACTGATATCCAAAATAAAACGACCGCATTAAGTCAGACGTTCACCGATAAGGACGGTCAATCGCGTGCAATTCGTGATTTCGTACCGCCGAACATTCCACTACCGTCAAGCCGCCCGTTAATCGAGTTGGAAGGGTTGCCCGGTCAATCGTTCGGCGGTGGCGCGTCTGGCAAAAGCGGCGGTGGCGGTGGAGGCGGCGCGACCGCACAACAGGTAACGGAACTGCAAAAGCTTAACACTGAATTGCAGAAGTTGAACTTGCCATTCCAGCAAGCAACAACGGCATTTGGTACGCTACAAACTGCCATGAAAAATGGCACTGTTGACAACGATCAATATCAACAGTCGTTGAAGCAAATCGAGCAAGCGTTTATTAGTTCGGGCGGAACGTCCGATCAATGGGCGCAAATTGTTGCTGGAAACAGCAAAAAGGTTGCCGGTTCGCTCGATGAAGCGAAAGGCATATTTAAAGGATTTGTAACTGATTTTGTTGGCGGCATTCGTCAAGGGAAATCGGTTTGGGAAAGCTTTGCGGATGCGGCAAATAACGCGCTCAATAAGATCATTGATAAATTGCTGAATAATTTGATCGATGCGATTTTCACCGTCAATAGTGCCGCAGGTTCGACCGGTGGAGCGGCGGGCGGCGGTGGCGGATTGTTGGGCGGCTTGTTCTCCTGGTTTGGTGGCTTGTTCAGCGCCAAAGGCAACGTGTTTGACGGCGGTGGAGTGAAGAAATTCGCCAAAGGTGGAACGTTCACCAACTCGATTGTTGACACGCCGACATTGTTCAAATTTGCCAAAGGTACAGGCGTCATGGGTGAAGCTGGACCGGAAGCAATTGTTCCACTAAAGCGCGGGCGTGATGGATCGTTAGGCGTCCAAATGCACGGCAACGCGGGCGGGAACAATATCACCATTGCGCCTATCATCAACGTTGAAAGTAAGTCAACCGGCGATGAAAAACGCGATCAAGCGCAAGCACAACGGATTTCCGAAGGCGTGCGCGATGCAGTTGTTTCAATCGTTCGTCAAGAATTGCAATCCGCTACCGTTTACGGCGGTTCGTTAAATCCAAGAGGCGCTTAATTAATGACCGAAGTTTTCCCCAATTATTCGCCCGATTTAGCGAGCGTCCGCACTAAAGTACCGAAAATATTACGCGCTGAATTCAGCGATGGTTATTTTCAAGCAACCGGCGACGGGATCAATCCATATACGGAGAAATGGGCGTTATCGTTCACCAATCGACCGCTGGCGCAAATTCAAGAAATCGTTGATTTCCTGGACGCGTCCAATGGTGTCATTTCCTGGTATTGGACGCCACCCGGCGAAGTCGAATTGACACCAACGCCGAAACGTTGGGTTTGCACTCAAGAAGGATATACCGGGCCAAGCAAAGCAGGTCCGGACGCATATTCAGTTAGCTTTTCCATTGAAAGAGTACAAACTCTATGACCGCTATTGAAACCGAAGTTCAGAAATTAGAAACTGACAACATTGTCATTCTCTATCAATTGGACACAACACCAATCGGCGGCACCATGCCGTTTTATTTCACGAAACGCATGTATGAGAATTCATACGTATCATTTGGAGGGATTGAATATGCTGCAATTGATATTACTGCAAGCGGTTTTCTCTATGATGGTCGCGGCGCATTTCCAACACCAACATTGCAAGTTTCAAACATCAACAATCTTCTAACCGCTATTGTAGTCGAGTTAAAGGATTTATGCGGCGCTCGATTGACGCGCATAAGGACGTTTGAAGAAAACCTTGACAATGGTTCTGATCCTGATCCCGGCGCGATGTTCCCGCCTGATATCTATCAAATCGAACAGAAGACGCGGCACAATCGCGTGTTCATCGAATGGAAGCTTTCTAGCATCCTGGACCAAACCGGGCGGCAAATTCCAGCGCGCACGATGTTGCGTGACGTTTGCACGCATCGATACAGAATTTATAATCCGGCAACAGATAGCTTTGACTATTCAAATGCAACGTGTCCATATGTCGGAACCGCTTATTTTGATGAAAATGATTTGACGGTCCCAAAGAACACCGATGCTTGCAGCAAACGCCTTTCAGGTTGCCGCAAGCGATTTGGTCAAAATGGGGAATTGCCAATTCGTGCGTTTCCAGGGATTTCAAGAGTGAGAATTAAATAATGTTCGGTGCAGAAGTCGAAAAAGAAATAATGAAATATTGTAAGTCGCACGCTCCAAACGAAGCATGCGGCTTTATCAATTCCAGCAACGAATTCGTGCCGATCAAGAATATTTCGAGCGAACCGGAAAAAGCCTTTAAGATGAAAAAAGGCAGCGTTCCGGACGATGCTAAAGCGTTGGTGCACTCGCATCCAGGCGGGCCGTTTTGCCCGTCCGAAGCGGACATGCAACAGCAAATCGTAACCGATATCCCTTGGGGAATTTGCTGCTTTAATGAGCGTCATCAAGAAACGTTTTGGTTTGGTGATAATGTTCCGATGCCGCCACTAATCGGACGCGGTTTTAGACACGGTGTAACAGATTGTTATGCGTTGATCCGCGATTTTTACCGTGCAATTCATGATATTGTTTTGCCTGAATTTCCGCGAAATTGGGAATGGTGGGAAAACAACAAAACGCTTTATGAGGACGGCTTTGAAAGCGCTGGTTTCCACAGTGTCAACATCAACGAAATATTGCCGGGTGATGTTTTCTTAGCTACTATCCCGAAATCCACCACGCCCAACCACGGCGGGATTTACTTAGGTGACGGTTTGATTTTACATCATTGCGCCGCACGTCAACCTTACGCACCAGACCGTTTAAGTGTTGTTGATCCTGCTGTTCGATGGATGAGCTACGTAACGAAAGTTTTAAGACATGAAGACGATACAATTAGCCGGGCGGTTGGCCAAAAGGTTTGGGCGTGAATTCAAATTTGATGTAGTTTCACCGGCAGAAGCCGTCCGCTTTCTTTGCTATCAGCTTGAAGGATTTGAAGCGGAATTGCGTAAAGGTGCGTACCGCGTTTATCGCATTTATGCGAACGGTGAAAAGCGAAATATTGACGAAGATTTGTTAACATTCCAATTCGGAAAAGCAATTGGCGTCCGAATTGAACCGGTTATTGAAGGACGCAAGCGCGGCGGCATCGGTAAAATTATCTTAGGCATTGTTCTAATCGGTGCGGCGTTTTTCTTCTCCGGTGGCGCGTTAGGAGCAACCGCTTTCACGGCATTTGGTAACGGTGTCACATATGGGCAAATCGCGCTTGTTGGCGGCTTGATGGCACTTAGTGGAGCTGCACAAATGCTTGCTCCGAAAGTGTCAACGAACACCGATCAGAAAGAGGAAAAAGGATCGTTCTTAATCAGCGCTCCGGAAAACAAAATTGAACAAGGTCATCCGGTGCCGCTTGTTTACGGTTTAACGCATGTTGGAACCGTCATGGCTTCCGCTGGCATTTCCGTTGAAGAATATGATGACGATGAGGATTGATGCAATATGAACATGTTCTTTGGCAATAAGGGCGGCAAAGGTGGCGGCGGAAGTAGTAGAACACCTAAAGAAGACCCTAACGATTTAACATCGAAATCAACCGCAAGAATTATTGATGTGCTTTCAGAAGGTCCAATTGTTGGACCTGTTGACGGCTATAAATCGCTATTCCTGGACGATACTGTAATCCGCAATTCGGACGATACCTATAATTTCAAAGGTATCAAATACACGTTCAAGAGCGGAACACCGAACCAATCATATGTTCCAGGGTTTGCCGCTGCTGAAAACGAAGTTGCGGTTGGTGTCCAAATCAAGAAATCAATTCCGGTTGTCCGCGATATCACAGACGCAGACGCAAACGCTGTAATTGTGAAAATTCGTGTTCCTTCATTGGTGAAGACGAACAAAAAAAACGGTGACATGCATGGTTCAACTGTTGAAGTAGCATTTGATATTAAAACTAGTTCCGGCTCATATGTGCAAGTTGGAACGATGATAATTGAAGGCAAGACGACAAGCCCATATGAGCGTGCAAAGCGTCTCACGCTTCCGGCTGGTGGCGCACCATGGTCTTTGCGCGTCCGACGCCTGACAGACGACAATGAAAGTCAATATCTGCAAAATGATACATATCTAAGCAGCTTTACAATTGTTCACGATGCAAAGCTTTCTTATCCTGATACGGCTTATTTAGCCTGGACCATTGACGCACAAGCATTCGGTGAAAATACACCGTCACGTGTCGCATTAGTCAAGGGTTTAATTACTGACGTTCCGGTTAATTATAATCCTGAAACGCGCGTTTACACTGGTCTTTGGAACGGAACTTTCAAGAAAGCTTGGCACAATAACCCGGCGTGGGTTCTTTGGGATATAATGACCAACAAACGTTACGGTTTGGGCGATCTTTTATCAGCGAGCAATGTTGATAAAATTGGTCTTTATACAATTGGTCAATATTGTGATCAATTAGTGCCAGACGGTAACGGCGGAATGGAGCCACGATTTGCCTTTAACGGAGTAATCAACACAAAGACGGACGCCGCAAAAGCATTGGACGCAATCGCGTCTTCATTCCGTGGAATGATTTATTGGGGCGCGGGCTCCGTCATGTTCACGCAAGATGCTCCTGGAACGCCGCGCAAGATCGTCACGCCCGCCAACGTTGTTGGTCAGTTCGAATATACCGGCTCCGCACTCAAAGCCCGTCACACGTCCGTCCTAGTGTCCTGGAACGACCCTAACGACTTGGGGCGCGCTGCTGTTGAAGTCGTTCAACGTGATGATCTTATTCAGACCTTCGGTTTCCGAGAAACGGAAATAGCCGCGTATGGCGCAACGTCGCGTGGGCAAGCGCGGCGCGCTGGTGAATGGCTGTTAGACACGGAAGAATTTGAAACCGAAACTGTGACCTATACAGCGGCGCTAGATCACGCGGATGTGCGTCCAGGTGATCTAATTAGCGTGCACGATCCGGATTATGTCGGCGGGCGCTACGGCGGGCGTCTCGTGTCTGCTACCCTTGACACGGTGACGCTTGATCAAGGTGTTACGCTTCAAGCTTCTGAAACATACAGTTTTGCAACCATTCTTCCGGATGGTTCCATGACTGATTGGATACCGATTATCAACGCTCCTGGAACGAATGTAAGCGTTCTTTCGTTGGGCGTTGATTTGGACGCGGTTCCGATCAACGGCGCAATGTGGATCATTACCGCTAGCAATGTAGCGCCGCGAACTTTCCGCGTTATTTCCAATACGGAAAAAGCAGACAACCTTTATGAGATTACTGCGCTGTTTCACGATAAGAACAAATATGCGCGTATTGAACGCGGTGTTCAGCTTGAACCGCCGTCATATATTCTAGAACAGACTGGACCGCTGAAAATGCCGTCCGGATTGAATGCTACGGAATATTTCAAAGATAACGGAACCGCGTCCGTTTCCGCCGTTACTCTTTCCTGGACGGCTCCGAACGATCCGCGCATTACCGGCTATGACGTTCAGGTTTGGGGCGTCAACGATGTTGCATGGAGCGACATTATAAAGGTTAGTGGACCATCGCTTGACCAATACCCAACTGATGAAGGCGCATATAAGTTTCGCGTTCGCTCCACGGCTTTGTTTCTTAAACCCACGAATTGGATTGAAGGTAATTTCTTTCTAAACGGTCCCAATCAGCAAATCAACGACGTTACCGGATTTAAAATTGCTAATACCGGTGCTAATACGCTTCTTTCCTGGACGGCGGTTACACCCGCTGCAATGCTTGACCATTATGAAATTCGTTTCAATCCGTCGGTGTTAGGAGCGAATTGGAATAATTCGTCACCAATTGTTGATGGTATCGCTAAGACTAGCACGCAAGCAACAGTTAGTTCCCGCGTGGGAACGTATCTTATTAAAGCTGTTAGCGTTGGCGGTGTTTTGTCGATTAACCCGGCTCTTATCACTTCTGAAATTGGCGGGTATCTAGACGTTAACGTTGTCGAAACGCTTGATGAAGACCCTACTTTTCCCGGTCTTAAAGCTGACGTTGTTGCAGTGTCTTCAAGCTTGCGACTTCTTGCCGATGTCGACGGTAATTATCCAGCCGAAGGATATTATTATTTCAGCGACGATATTGATTTAGGAACCATTTCACAAGTCAACGTAAGCATTCATTGTGCGTTTGGTTCGGTTTCTTCGGCTTACGTCATGGAAGACTGGATACCGCTTTCGTCGGTTCTAACCATGGCAGTTATCAGCAATGACGTTAATGTCATTACTGAATATAGCGCAACACAAGATAATCCGACAGCGGTTGTTACGCGTGCTAGTACCGGCACTTATTTTGATGCAGATGGAGTAATGAAAACGGCGGCTATTGATGTTCCGCGTTATAATTACAATCCCGCAAGTTTAGGTGACATGCCGGTGTTGTTGGCAGAACCGGCGCGCACCAATTTGTTAGTGCAAGCGCAAGTTTTCCAGAATGCGGCGTGGACTAAAGTCAATTCCGTTGTCACTTTGAATGTCATCAATGGGCTTGATGGAACTCTAACCGCCGATAAAATGGATGAAACAGCGGTGAATGATATTCACTATCTGCATCAAACAGTTTCGGCGTCCGCTTCATTGCCTTACACCTTTAGCGTTTTTGCGGGAGCCGCCGAACGCGATTGCATTCTATTATCGTTGACAGGAGCGGCGTATATCGGTGACGCTTATTTTGATCTTTTGAACGGTGTAATTTTAACGCAAAACGGCGCTATTATAGATGCTGAAATTCAAGACTGCGGTGATGGTTTTTACCGTTGTTCGATCACTGCCGACACTGTTCCAGGTGACACAACTGTAACCGGGCTTGTAGCGATCACACAAGGAACGACTTTCACTTATCTTGGTGAAGTTGGAAAGGGCGTCTATTTATGGGGCGCGCAAATCGAGCAAGGTAGCGGGCCAACTTCTTATATGGCGTCTGGTGCTTCGCAGGTTAGCCGCGCTGCTGAAACCATTGTCAGCCAACCAACCTGGACCGATTGGACACCGTTCACTTATGGGCGCGTCCTTTTCCGCGCTATTAAATTTCGTGCTCGATTGCTGACGACCGATTTGCAAGTTTCACCAAACATCACAGAATTGAATGTTGTTGTTGACGTTGACGACCGCGTTGCAAACGGTAAAGACGTGTCTGCACTAGCGGCAGGATCGCGCATTCTATTTAACCCGGCGTTTATGGCGGCTCCGTCTGTGCATATCGATGGTCAAGGTCTATCGACCGGTGATTATCACCGTGTTACAAATGTTGACGAAACGGGTTTTGATATACGGTTTTTCAATAGTGCCGGAACCGGCAAAGCGGTCACATTTGATTGGATCGCAAAAGGATATGGTTATCAGATATGACACAATTTGATTTTGGCACAATCAACCCAACTTTAAAAAACGGTACGGATTTAGCGAGCGATCTAAATCAATTCCGAGACGCACTATTAACGTTGCATTCCGGAAGCGCCCGCCCGTCTTATGTGCAACCGGGTATGCAATGGATTGACAATTCAACGCCGACAAAATGGAAACTAAATCTGTACGATGGTACAGATGATATTCTAATCGGTACATTTGACACAACTAACAACTTTTTTAAAGCGGCAAACACCCGACAAGAAGTCACTAAAACAGCAGCTTACACGCTTGTAAGTGATGATCAATTTGTTGCCATTTTGATGAATTCTGCAAGCGTTGTTGCAACCGGACTTCCGGCGGTAGCGTCCAGCAATTCGGAATTCTATTTTGTTCGCAACATTGGAACTGCGATTACGAATATCGATCCGAACGGTTCGGAGCAAATCGAAGGAACAACGCTTTTACCTTTGCCGCCCGGTGCGTCTGCCTGGATTTGGCCTAACGCTGCTAAAACAGCATGGCGCGCAACTGTTGTCTATCCGGAAACTTATTTCGCTAAATCATCGGACGATGTTGGCAAGGTTCACACGTGCGCGTTTACTGCGGTTCCGGCTGGCACAATGGAGTGCAACGGAGCGGCAGTTAGTAGAACCGTTTATTCCGGTCTGTACGCGAAATTAGGGACGACTTGGGGTGTTGGTGACGGTTCAACAACGTTCAATTTGCCGGATTTTCGCGGTGAATTCTTGCGCGGTTGGGATAATTCGCGCGGTGTCGATAGTGGTCGCGTGTTTGGTTCTGCGCAAGGGCAGGACATGCAACCTCACAACCATACAGTTGATCCACCATCAACAACAACGTCAGATAATACGCACAACCATACTGGTACGGCGGCAAATGCGGGCGCACATAATCACGGAATGAACCTTTTCACTTCGGGTACTGCGCAAGCTAGACCGATGCCTGCAAGTGGTCAAATTGGTAGCAACACTGAACTTAACACTGATACCGATGGTGAACACTCGCACGCTTTGACAATTAACAATAATACGCATAATCACACTGTTAATATTGGTTCGTTTGCTTCCGGTACGTCCGGAACTACGGAAACTCGGCCGCGCAACAAAACTGTTATGTATGTAATTGTCTACTAAGGAAAACCGCAATGAAAATGGTTTATAATTATCATCCTGTAAGCTTGGAATATACCGGCTCAAGTGAAGCAAGAGAAAGCCCGCTAGAACCGGGAGTTTATTTAATCCCGGCGCATTCGACGGAAATAGCTCCACCTGCGAAACAGGATGGAAACATGCGCGTGTTCAAAAACAACAAATGGGGTTACGTGCGCGTTGAAATTCCAGACGGTGAACCAACCGAAGAACCGCAGGAGCCGCCAACGCCAGCAAAGATAACCAAACGTCAGTTCTGGCAACAACTCGCCACAATGGGTTTAATTACCAAAACCGAAGCGTTGGCTTTTATGACAACTGGCGTTCTGCCGTCCGCGTTTGACGCATTGGTTGAAACCCTGGACGAAAACGCGGAGTTTGAAGCGCGGATGCAGCTTGCGACGAACGATTATGAGCGCAACAACGATTTTGTTAATGCATTTGCTGAAATGAATGGAATGGATAGCGCACAAGTTGATATTATTTGGAAAGAGGGATCGAAATTATGAATATGAAGGTTAGTGCCAAAGGGCGCAAAAAGATTAAAGTTGAAGAAGGCGAAAAGCTTATCGCCTATCAAGACACGCGCGGAATTTGGACAATAGGCGTTGGCCATACGTCTGCGGCTGGTGAACCGACTGTGAAGAAGGGAATGCGTATTACCGCCACGCAATCCGATGAAATTCTAGCGCGTGACTTGCGCGACGTTGAAGACGTAATCAATTCAGCGGTCAAAGTGCCGTTGACGCAAAATCAGTTTGACGCGCTCACATCGCTCATTCTGAATATCGGCGGAACCGCATTCAAGAAATCAACACTCTTGAAAAAGCTGAACGCGAAGGATTACAGCGGTGCGGCTGATCAATTCTTGGTTTGGAAGAAAGCCGGAAAAGATACAAGCATTCTACTCGCCAGACGCAAACGGGAACGCACAATTTTCATGACGGCAGATGAAGCCGTTACTCCTGTTTCCACGTCCAAAACGGATAAAATCACAATCGAAGTTGTTCAGCGTCGGTTGCTCGAATTGGGTTATACGGAAGTTGGAACGCCAGATGGTAAATTAGGCAAGTTGACGCAAACGGCAATCATGGCGTTTCGCAATGAGCACGATTTACCGATTTCCGGTGATATCGATCAGCAGTTACTAGACACGTTGGAAGACGCAGAACCGCGTGATTTACCGCGCAACAATGTAACCGCGCTAACGGTTCGTCAGAATGTTCCGGAAGTGCGATCTAATTTCTTTGCAAAGGTGATCGCGGCGGTTGTCGCTATTCCGTCTGCGATCGGTGCTTTCTTCGATGGCGTGTTGTCCAATCTAGGCGTTGCGCGCGGCTATATCGACAACGTAAAAGACTATGCATCGGACGTTCCAGGTTGGGTTTGGTTGGGTGCTGCCGTTGCCGTTTCTGGTGGAATTTATCTAATCGCCAGACATGGCGAAAAGAAAGGCGTTGACGCCTATCAAGATGGTTCACGGCGATGATTGACAGATTGCTTGGATTGATACCCAATTGGATGCGTATGCTAGGCGCTGGCGTGCTTGGGGCGCTTGTCGCGTTCGGTCCAATCTATCTGTATGGAAAGAGCGCGGGAAAGACCGAAGCGGCAGCACAAGCGGCAAAGGCGGCTTTGAACCGCATCCAGGAAATGGAGAGACACGATGCGAAATTTAGAACGTTACCGGCGCGTGATCGTTGTATTATCTTCATGCGTGATAGCGGGTTGCCAGTCAGCAACTGCGATTAACGGGAGCGGCTATCAGTTTGTGCGCTTTAGCACTGGTAAAGCCGCCCTGGCAGCGTCACAAGATCCTTTGGCCGGTCCTGCTATCAATTCGAACAATCGACAATGTGAAAAAGATAAAGCATGTCGGAAATAACATAAAGCCCGGTTCGCCGGGCTTTTTAATTAATCGAACGTCCAGGATATGCCAACGCTCGAAAGAGCAATTCTATCCGTTTCATCGATTTCAAGAGTTGCGTAAAGGGAACCGGCTGCAACAACGTGGACTTCTCCCAAAGCGCGGCAAGCCCTGATTAAATCGTCAATCATAATCCGAACATTTTTCATTTCCGTAATCTCCGTTGTGACGCTAAATTTTTAATGCGTTTTCAATTGCACGTCAAGCGTTAACCTAATTATTTTTAATTAGTTTACAAAATGATAATTTATGCAATTATAAAACCGTTCAAGCAACACAAAACAGGAGAACCGCAATGAACGCCAATATCGAAGAAATCTTGAAGAACCGCCGCAATGAACTGAATGGAGAAATCGAACAATTGGAACAAGAGCGAAATAAAATTGATACCGCTCTTTCAATTATCATCAACGGCAATAAGCCGGAAGAAGGTATGACGAAAGAAACGGCTATCATCGAAGCGGTCAAACATGGAAGTCGCAAGCCGAACACAATTCATCGATACATTCAGCAGCATATGCGAATGAATATGAATATTGGTTCGCTTAGGTCAACTCTTTCACGATTAAAGAGTGAAGGTAAAATTTCACACAATGAACACGGTTGGACCATGTGAAAATAAATAACGGGCGGTATTATACCGCCCGTTCAATTGCGTCTGAAATGTTTTTTAGCGTCCAGGGTTTGTCAGATACATAACGATGACCGCAGGACGAAACGACAAGAAACAAACAAATAATTGTAATCTTCATCGCATTATCTCCACAAACGGTGTCCAAACTGCATCGGCGCAAGTTCCTTCATACACGCCAACCGGAGCCGCACCTTCAAACGGGATCGTAAAGCCCTGGACGCCCGTATAGCCGCCGAAACTGTTCTTTGCGTTCAGCATCACACAAACGCCCGGCTTTCGCCCGCCGATCAGCAGCCCGCTAAGCGTCAACGGCTGCGATATGACAGCATCGCGGACGCTGTAAGGGTCTTTCAGCGTGTTGCGTACCGCATAGGCTGCTACAAGGCGATAATTGCCGGGAATGGATACTTTTCCCGGTTTAGGCGGCGGAACGCTCTGGCAAGCCGTCACGGCAACAAGAGCGGCGGTTACGAGTAACTTACGCATCGTCAATGCTCCGTATGTTCTGGACCGTTCAAATGCTTTTCGAAATCCTTGCGGGCGCGCTCCGATAGATGCGGCGCGTTAGTGTCGATTTCCAGAAACAGCAATCTTGACACTTGTGCGAGTGCGGCGACAACCAAACCCATATCAGCACCTTTACAGGCGTCTTTGATCTTTTCGCGCAATTCGTCAGTATTTGCCATTTGTGCAAATCTCCTATATCAGCAATTTTTTCGCTTCTTCAAGATAATATGCGTAATCCAGGTTGTCAAATCTGAAATCTCCGATATCGTTGCAGATAGCGACTTTATAACCGGCTTCAATTGCGTTCTCACGCATTTCGTATTTTGACTTATTTTTAGTATGAATGCGAGCGTCCCAATCGTTCGGACGACCTTGCGCCTCTAGCTCCGCATTGACTGCAAACCAAGTCAAGTCTGAAACGCCGTTCGCTCTCTTGTACGCGCCGATTTGTGCGCCTTTAGCCGGTGGCGATACCTTCGCCATCATACCGCCCTGCTTAGCGACGTAATAACGCGTCGTCTTTTGTATCGGGTTGCGGTTCAATATTAACTGATCAACGCGACCAACTTTAATTCGAAGCATGAAGTCATAAGGATTGGTGCAAGTCTGCAAGAATGTTTCAATCGGTACGTTATAGACCATTGCAGCGACGGCGGCACGGATCGAAACGCAATTACCTAAATCCTTGTGCCATGCGGGCGGCTGCGCTTCTGATATCGATTGAGCATAATTCAAAGGGTCTGGCGTCCAATATGCGCCTTTCAACTTCAACTTGCCGTCAAAATCTTCCGCAATATAATTATTCACGTCTCGAATGAACATGCGTTTATAATTAGCGTCTTCCAACGTCAGCTTTGTTTGCTTTTCCCATTCGCGGCACGTTGCAGCGGCTTGCGGTTCATAATCACGATGAATGCTGTACGTTATACCATCGGTGTTCGCTTGAATGATTGTTAGTGTCGGAATTCGCAGCAACCATTCCACCAACATTGCAAGCATCAATTGACCATTGATTGTAATGCTCATTGTGTATTTCGGATCATAGAACGGGCTGAATTCACTGTTGCTGTTGCCATATGTTCCATTTGCGGCAAGCTTCAAGCTGTTTGCTTCAACGCATTTCTTGCCTTTCTTAGCTTGCCACTCTTTGCGCTCTTTCGGCAAGTTCGAATATTCTTCAACAAACCGATGACCTAGATGTTCCGGGAACAAATGGTTGACGATACCGATTGACGGATAAAGGCTTGCAACGTCAATATCTCGAATAAGCCAATCATCTGTTGCGATGATGCGTTGACGCTCCACGGAACCGTGAATGCCGCCCGTTCCGAATGCGAATTTAATTCCACCAACGTTAGCAGTTAGACCGGCAAAAACGCCTTTAGTCTGGACCTTTTGAACCTTCCATTCAGTCGGTTCAAGATCAGCGGGCGTTAGAACCTGTTGCCGCATGTAATCCAGGACGCGGTTGAATTCCGGATTATCGAACCGAATAAACGGGAAAATGATTTCAGCTAGTGCAATGCGATTGCGCGGCGTTTGACGCATTTGTTTGCGTCCGCTGCTGCGATCATAGCATAATTCGTCACCTAGACGACTTTCAAGGATTTTCGAACCAATCTTACTATCATTCCAGTTCATTACATCAACGCCGAATTGCTCCACTTGAGCTAGACGGAATTCAATCGCTTGCATGGAGTAATGTGCAAAAGCTTTTGTCGATTTCGTATCAGATTTATTATATGGAATGAGCAAGCCGCCAATTTCGTTGGTGTTTAATCGCTTTCCCCATTCAATCGGACTATCGATAACGGACGGCAAGCGCATGTTGATTTGCAACGCTTTAAGACTTGTCGTCTTTGCCTTGTTGTCAAAGTGGTGGATTTTGAATAGATCGATTTGCGGCGCGAACCGGTCACGCTCCCAAATGGTATTGGCGAAACGATCCTGGCTATTGATTATATTTTGCGAGAATAGATAGATTTGTTCAACGGTCGCGTTGGGGTTCGTCCAGATATAATGGATTACCGGATAGTCAAAATGGACGGTATTAAAACCGATCATTGGAATTTGACCGCGATTAAGCCAGTCAAACCACGCCATCAATTCGCGCCGATCATCCCGATATTCAGAAATTTCCCAAGTGCTTTCTGTTTCGTTAAACAACATTTCCATGTGCAACGTAAAACAGTTTGGACCGGGCGTTTCGATATCGTAAACCGGCGCGTAATCAAGTGACAGCATCAATTTACCAAGTGATTTGTGTTAAGAGAAATATTGAAATGGTGAAGAAAGCAATTGACAGGATCGTTGCAACTGCTTTTCGTTTTTCATCTGTATGTTTCATATAAAGCGCTCGAAACGCCAAATATAGAACAATTAGCGCAACAATAAGTTTAACAATATTGGCGAACATTATTTTTGCAACCCCAATCGTTTGTAAGCTTCGCAGACTATCTTAGCTTGGGAAATCGCATCATCAAGCGCGTTGTGCGTTGTACCGTGGTTGAATGCCTGGAAATCGTCACGCGTCATTCCAGCGGCGTCCGTAATAGTTCGGAAGTCACGCGGCGCGCGATAGTACCATGGTTCATCCAAACCAACTGCGTCAAAGACGGCTTTCAAAATAGAAATGTCGAACTGCGGACCATTCGCCCAAATAAATGTTTTGGATGATTGCATATTGCCGTTTTCAAATTCGCAAAACCATGTCTGAAATTGACCGCAAGCCTTTCGCAAATCAACCGGGTGTTCAAATGCGGCTTGTGCTTCTGGTGTCTGTTCGCTCCACCATTTGACGGTTTCAGGATCGCGTGCAAGCGGGTATTTGCGATAACCGCCAACGCCGTCCGGATAATATGAAAACACGCCCGGTTCGATGACCGAACTATTTTCACAAGCAACGTAGAATTCACCACGGCTATCTGTTCCGGTGTTCAGGCAATCCGTGCAACCCCAAGGATCGCTCGCACCGTTAATGCAGGACGTGCAGCGCATTCCGACAAACCCGCCATATGGTGCAGTTGGATCAAAGACAACAGCGCCAATGCTTCTAATGTCACTTCCTGGCGTCTTTCCCCAAGTTTCCAAATCAAGCATTACATGTGTCATTTGCGGTTTCCTTAAAATGGTATGTCGTCGTCAATTTCACAGATGAAACATAAGCCGTTACTAAACGGGCGTCCATAACGATTTGGACGCCCGCATTTTACACAAGTAACGGCTCTATTATCGCGGGGGCATTTGGCCCGGCATTTGACCGGGCTGTTGCATCGGATAGCCGCCCGGCTGCGGTGCTGGCTGGCCATAGGGCTGCTGTTGCGGTGCTGGCTGACCATACGGCTGCTGTTGCGGCTGTTGGGCCGGATAGCCGGCATTCTGCACAAAGTCGGTTGCCGGTGGAGGATAACCGCCCGGTGCGGGCTGCTGCGGTGCTGGCTGGCCATACGGCTGCTGCTGCGGTGCTGGCTGGCCATACGGCTGCTGCTGCGGCTGTTGGGCCGGATAGCCAGCCGGTGCGCCCGTTGTTCCTGGCATTTGCTGGTGCGGCGGTGCGCTCGAAACAGGGACTTGGCTTGCTCCTGGTGGCAACTGGTGCTGCACTCCACCAAACATTTCCGTTGGATCGGCGGATTGCTGAATTGCCGTTCCGTAACCAACCAATTCAATGCCGTTCGGGTTGACGTACAAACCCGGTGTATGCGTCGGATTGGTTGGGACGTTGACTTTCAGATTGAGCGAAAGCACAACGTAATCGCCGGTCTTGATTTCTTCCGGTGCAATCTGCCGATATGCGCCGTTTTCGAACTTGAAAATTTGCGGCGCAAATGCTTCCGTTGAAATGTTGACAACGATGCAGCCCGCGTAACCTTCACGCGTTGCATACGGCTTGCCTTGACGGTCCACGCCGTCACCGTCTTTGTATTTCCAGGAAAAGCCCTGCGGTACGCCGTGAGGATACGCGCTTGCGGCTTCCTGATCGAAATACGGTTTCAGGAATTGGTTAAATTCATGCTTCTGGAAAGCAACGCCGAACGCCCATTGTTCAACAGGCTTGCCGTCCTTTAGAACCGGCTGTTTCGTGCGTTGATCTTTCTTGATTTGCGGGCGGGATGGATCACCCCAAACGATGCGCCCTACTGGCGTTCGCAAATTTTCAACTGGCATTTCCGTGTTTCTCCGTTGCTAAATTATGGTGCGCGTGGACGGTTCGAACCGACACTTTACAGATTTTAAGTCTGTTTCCTCTACCTATTGGGATACACGCGCGGTTATTTCGAACCGAACAGTTTTTTACCCTTCTTGTTCGCGTCAATACGAACAAGTTTATTACCTTTTTGATACCGTGTTGTCAGTTCCGCAACAACTTCTTCACCATAGGCGGCTGTTGCGTCCTTCAACGTTGGAAGCTGACGTTTGCAAATTCCTTTGTTGCCGTAAAGTGCATCCAACATATCAGGCGTTACGTAATCTTTAAACGTGCGGTTTGTCAATTCGTTTTCAACGGTATAATCTTTGATGATTTCACCTTTGACAATGCGGTGGAGCGCTAATTCTTCATACGCTTTTTCCGACTGATTAAGCAGCGCCTTTGCGCGCTTAATCTCATTCAAGCGATCCGACAAATCGAAATTGTCAATGTTGGCGTTGTATGCCACGTGACAAGCTTCGATAGCGTTCAATTCCGCATCCTGGCGAGCGACACAAGAGCGGAACGCGTGACACTTGTAGCAATGCGGGCCGGTTTGCGTCATGTTGGACGGGTTCGAAAGCGTCTGATTTAGTCGCTGATATAACTCTAATAATTCTTGATAGCTGATTGACCACGTTCTAACTCTACCGTCACGATGCGGTGCACGCGGTTGATGAATGACGAAAACGATGCGAGCGGGCGCGACATCGTTTGTCACGCAAAAGCCGACAGCATGGCTTATCAGCGTCCAATTCATTTCAGGTTCAACGATTGTATAACCATATTTAAAATCGTTGATATAAAGCGTTGTCAAATCTTCATATCGGACATGATCAGCACGCCCGTTAATTTGCCAGTTTTGACCATTAAGAGAATATGACCATTCCATTTCACCCGCACGGATTGAGGATAAATACGCGTCAACATGTTCCGCCATTTCAGCGGTTATATAAACGCCGTTTTGCGCTTTACGGTCAACCATTTCTGTTGCGGTGATTTGACCGTTAAAAACTACCGATGCTAGCCAATGTGCGGCGTTGCCTTCTTCACGTATTGTTGTGTCGATTTCGACTAATGCAGGGTCCGCTTGCAATAGCACATTGCCATTGCACTGCATAAAACGCGGCAGATTGCTAGCATCGGTAATTATCATGTCAGTTTACGCCCAACGATTTTCGGAAACCATAATGCTGATTGCGTGATCAATCATTGCTTGGTTTTGTGCAAGGTCCGTAATTGCCTGGACGGTCGCGCCAAACGCCTGACCAACGCGGACGGAAACGCTGTTCAGATACGGAGCGTCAACCAACGGATTGCCGTCCGCTCCACGCATTGCAAGCAATTGCTGGATTTTCTGCATGAATGCGCCGAAATCATAGGAGCCGGGCGCAATGAGCTGCGGCTGCATCTGCTGCTGTTGCTGGACGGGATAGCCGCCAGCGGGTTGCATCATCTGCTGCGGCTGTTGTGCCGGATAGACGGCTGCTGCGGCTGTTGTGCCGGATAGACGGGCTGCTGTTGCATTACCGGCTGCTGCTGCATCTGCTGAACCGGTGCGCCGCCGTTTGCCAGCTTGGCTTTCAATTCCGCTTCAACTTGGGAAACAAGACCATCGCTTACGCCGCGCTTAGCACGCCAAACGTGCTTGCTTGTCAGTTTCGCCGGTGTGGAATGAATGCGATCATCCCAAGGAATGCCGTTCTTGTCGAGCGTTCCAGGTGCAACGTCTTGATCGTTGCTTTCGTCTTCTTCGGTTGTTGCCGGTGCTGCACCGTTTGCGCCTGGACCGTTGATAGAATGATTGATTACAACCGGGCTTGTCGAACCGTTAAGCGTTGCAAGAAGTGTTGCAAGTTCCGGTGCGGTTGCTTCCGTAATAGTCAAAGTGAATTTCATTTTGCATTTTCTCCGTTTTTGGATAGGCTGGACGTTATATCAACAGTTGACATTGTGCAAGGCATGTTTTAGCCATGTGGCTAATAATGTCAATGGAGCGAAACGATGAATTTTGAAATTCCGGTTGAAACGTATATCCGCCTTTGTGGTGTGTCAAATTACATACGGGATGACATTCCGGAAGACGAACGGCAGTTGTTGCGTTGCGTGAGACTAGAACATAAAAAAGGCCATTCCTATGCATTGGCGTCCAATCGTAAAATTGCAGCAATTTATTATCTTGGAACGACAACCGAAATTGACGGTTCGGCGCATTTGAGCGTTGATAATAATTTGCTGAAACAGTGCGAAACGGAAAAGGCGTTTAACTCCAAACTGCACATTATCGCTTTACCGGAACTAGGCGTTATAAGTTTGAAAACAACAATGGGTTTTCAAGTGCCGCAAGCCGGTTTCTTCTCACTTACAACACCTTTGCAATCGTGGCAAACGTGGGCACCAGATGAACCGGTGAAAGCGTCAAAAGGCGCGATGGCTTGGCATATGACCGACATGCAAGCATTGAACGCCGCTTCTCCATCCGGACGCATCGCATTCCCTGATTTAATTGACGCCAATAAACCGGTTGTGTTGCGTGATCAACATTTTCCGGATTGGTGCGGTTTGTTTATGGGAAATCTCGTAAACGACAAAGGTCAAGCCTACACGGTTGAAGCTGCTGAATTGCCGAAATGGTGGAATGTATGAAGACCGTTGCGGAAATAGCGGAAGAATTGCGCGGAACATGCCAAACCTTGACAATCGTTTTAGAAAACAACGATATGGATGGAATGGATAATGATGCAGCGTTTTGCGCTGAATTAGATAGTCTGGTTTTCTGTTGCGAGCGTTGCGATTGGTGGCATGAACAATCAGAAATGTCAGATAAATTTGAAGCTTGGATTTGCGAAGAATGCGCAAGCGAGGTGCACTAAAATGAAACCGGTAATGTGCACAGTTAAAGATGATCCGGAGCGCGGTCTATATGGTGATTGCGTCCGCGCTTGTGTTGCTTCGATCCTGGAAATCGAACGAGTGCCGCATTTTTATGCGACTGGCGACGGTGGATTAGCATTTGAAGAAATGCGGGAATGGTTGTCCGCTTATGGGCGAATTCCAGCCTATTTTCCGCTGATCGCAGATTATACGCTTGATCAAGTGTTGAACTTGATGGAAATCGATTATCCAGGCGTGGAATATATGTTGTTCTGTTCGTCTGGTGGCGGTGATCATTGCGTTATTGGTCGCAACAACGCGATTATTCACAATCCAGCTTGGTTTAAATCACCAATCGATGGTCCGCATAGTCAAGGCGTTTGGATCGTAATTATTCTTGCGAAAGTATAATGCAGCAAATTATTCTCCGTCCGGATCAGCAACAATTAAAATATGATATTTATTCCGGTTGGCAACGCGGTATGCGCAACATGCTCGCATCGTTGGCAACCGGTGGCGGTAAATCTATTATCGTTTCAGATATCGTTCTGGACGGTGACAGAGCCGGTATGCGTCAGCCGGTTATTGCGCATAGAAACGAATTGGTTTCGCAAATGTCGCACCATGTTGCGCGGCGCGGGATTTATCATCGCATCATCGGTGACGAAAAGATTGTGAAGCAAATCCGCGCTTCGCACCGTGAAGAATTCGGGCAATCATTTATTCATCCAACTGCCAATTGCAGTGTTGTTGGAATTGATACGTTGTTGGCGCGTGCTGACGATTTGATAGAATGGGGAAAGCAACAGGATCGCTGGACAATTGACGAAGCGCACCACGTTCTGAAAGCAAACAAATGGGGGCGTGGCGTTCTAATGTTCCCAAATGCTTACGGCTTGGGAGTGACAGCAACAGCCGGGCGTCCAGACGGTCAAGGATTGGGAGCGTTTCAACCGGACGGATCAATAGGCGATGGCGTTTTTCATGATATCGCGTTCGGTCCTGAAATGCGCTGGCTTATCAATAATGGAGCGTTGACAGATTATGAAATTGTTTGTCCGCAAAGTGATTTACAAATTGGTGACGATGCTATTACGGACGGTGGAGATTTTTCACCGAAGAAACTCAAAGCAGCGGCGGAAAAATCACGTATCGTTGGCGATGTTTTACGCGAATATGCACGCTATGCATTCGGCAAAAGAGCGATATGCTTTGCAACAGACGTTGAAACATCAAACAAAATTGCAAAACAGTTCAATGACGCAGGAATACCGGCAGCGTCAGTTAGTGCGAAAACGCCAACACATGTAAGAGATAAATACATTCGTGAATTCAAATCCGGCAAGATTTGGATATTGGTAAACGTTGATCTATTTGACGAAGGCTTTGACGTTCCAGCTTGCGAAGTGGTAATTATGGCCCGTCCAACCGCTTCAATCGTCAAATATCTGCAAATGTTCGGACGTGCATTGCGTGTCATGGCAGGTAAATTATATGGTCTAATTATCGACCATGTATCAAACGTCATGCGTCACGGTCTGCCAGATAAGCCGCGCGAATGGTCATTGTCGAGACGCGAAAAGCGCGGCAAGCAAGAGAAAGACCCGGAAGATATTCCGATGACGCGATGCTTGAACATTGGTCCGCCCGCCTGTTGCAAGCCGTATGAGCGCGTCTTGTCATGTTGTCCGCATTGCGGTTGGAAACCGCCGCTTCCGGAGCCGGGAACGGGCGGGCGCTCGATTGAACAGGTTGACGGTAATCTTGTGCTGTTAGATCGCGCCGCACTTGAAGCGAAGCGCAAAGCGATGCAGATTGAAAGTGCGGAAGCGGTTGCACAACGCGTTGCAAAAGCGGCTGGTGGAGCGGCGGCAGAATTTACCAAGAATAAGCAGATTGCTAAAATCCAGGCGTGGCAACGTTGCAAAATGGCAATCGAGCAATGGGCCGGGATCGAGCGAAGCAAAGGGCGCGACGATGAACAGAGCTATAAACGCTTTTATTTGACAACCGGTGTTGATGTGTTGGAAGCGTTGAACGGTGATCGGACGCGCGAACAGTTCGAAGAAATGGCAGCACGTGTTGAAGGATGGTATAGATGAAAGAAGCACCAGTAGCACAACGCGTTGCACTTGAAGAAGCGCGGCTTGGAATACTCGGAATGCGCAACAATGTTGGCGCGTGTCAAGATCAGTCCGGACGGCTGATCAGATACGGGTTGATGAACGAAAGCGCGAAACAGAACGCAATCATCAAATCGAGCGACCGCATTCTAGTTGTCCCAACGTGGGCTTATGTTGAAGGCGTTGGTTGGGGCTGGCTTGGGGTGTTCGGTGCGATTGAAACGAAAGCATCCGATTGGAAATTTAGCCAGTCGGATGAAAGAGCCGTGGCGCAAAAAAATTTCCATGATATTGTGCGGCAACATGGCGGCTTTGCAGGTTTTGCAACAGGGCCGGAAGACGTTGCAAGGATATGCAGACGATGAACACAAAATTATCAATCCTGGAAACCGGTTTGCGGTTATGGCGGGTTGATCCGGCCTATGTGACGGCGCGTCGGATCGCTAAGGAATTGAATTTGACACATGGTGCGATCCAGTATCACTTTCGCAACGGTGAACACTCCATGCGCGATGCAATCGCGTTTCACGCGGTTGAACAAGGTGAAAGCCGGGTGATTATGCATCTGATCGCCGCAAATCATAAAGCCGTTGCGCACCTGGATGACGCGCAACGGCTGGAATACATGCGACAAGCGCGGGAACGTTAATCGTCGTCGCCCATTTCAAGCGCGTCCTGATAAGTGATAACGCGCCCTTTGAAATTGTTATTGTGCTTCCAATATGCAAGCATTTCATCGGCTTCTTTTTGCGTGCGAAAGCGTGCAGCGTGATTGCGGTTTTCCCAATTGCCGGAAAGGTGCAAACTCTGCGGTTCGCCGCGCCGCCCTTGACGCTGGAACGAAGAAAAATTATCGATGATGTAAAACATTTCCGTTACTCCCGTTGTGTTTCAATGAGAGTGTTTTAACGCGTTTCTAATTGTGCGTCAAGCGTTTCCTTTTGTGTTGCTGATATTTTCTATAATGCGACGGTTTCCAGCTTCAAGGTTTTTGATAAGGATATCCATTGCGCGTTCCCGCGTCATGGTGCGCTGATCCTGTAACGCGATGATCATTCCAATCATGTGCGCCGATACCGCAAGCATTTCCGACGCTTGCAAGTGACCGGCATATTTGCGCAGCAGGTTCGTCAAGTCTTTGTAGAACTGCTGATGTTTAACATTTGAAGGTATTTCGGCCACACGTCGCTCCATTTTCCGTTGATAATTGATTTCCATTCCGGTTCATCTGGCTTTGTCGGCTTATAGACAAATATCGCCCAACCGGCACGCGGGTAGCAACATAGCTGTATGTTGCCGCGTTGTTCAACTAGTTGGATCATCGTCTACCGTCAAACCATTCGAGCACTAGCGCGGTTATCTCGGAACGGTGATCGTATGAACCGATTGATAACGCGCCAGTTTTGCCGATTACGTAAACTTTTTCGTCTTCGGTAAATCCAACATATTGACCTTTGACAAATATTTTCCCGTCCTGGCTAATATGAATGTCCGCCGACTTCATTGCAATTCTAGCTCCAATTGGATTTCCAGTTTCAACCCAACGCTTTCACAAACTGCAACAAACAAATCAAGTCTAGGTGTTGACGTTCCTGTACGCCAATTAGAAATTACGCGCTCCGCAACTCCGCTTTGTTCGGACGCTTTGCGCAGTTGAATATTATGCGCGTCCATATGCTTAAAAAGCTTTTTAACGTGCGGTTCAGTTGCCAATATTGGCGGCTTGCGCTTCATTTAAAAATTGTCCGGTGACAAATGAATAAAGCCGCCCGTTTGACCGGGCGGCTTAGTTGTCGATTAGCGAATACCGTTGTTACGGTCGCGACCGGCTTCACGTTCCGCCTTGTCGAACGAACCATTGCCGTTGCTATCGCGCGGCGCGGTGTCGCCGGTTTCGCGGGCGCAATAGAAATGATCGTTCGAACGCGGGCCGTTGCAATCCTGGCGATCACCAGCGAATGCAGCAGACGTGGAAAACGAAGCGACGAAAAGAGCGGTTACAATAAGCATTTTCATTTCCAGGTTCCTTTTTCCTGTTGTCGGTCGAAATGACCGGAAATATAGCAACATGCTATATTCCAAGCGATTTCTTATCTGTTATCTCCATCGCCGCGCAACGTGTCACGCTCGCCACGTCCGCAAAGTTCGTCCAGGTTTGCAAGCGCCACTTCTGACATTGTAATACCTAGTTCGTCGCAATTCGCGGCAAGATACCAGAACACCCCGCCCATTTCCTTGACGATTTGCTTGCGGCGTTCGGGCGTGATTGGGTTGAAACGAACCGTTGCACGGTGCACGCCGTTGCCGCCATAATAGTTTTCAAAATCAATTACGTTGTCATCACGGAACGCTTTCTTGACCTTGTTCTGCACTTCTCCGGCTTCTGCCAAACCAAGTGCGACATACATCAACCCAAACGGCGTTCCCTTGCCTGGATAAATTGCCGACTGGACGGCTATGCGTTGGTATTCATCAATTAGATTGAAATTCGGTTTTCCAGCACGGCGCGCAAATACTTCAACGTCTTCCCGCGCGATCCGATTGATAACCGGCTTCTGCTGCTGCGGTGCGGCGGCGGCTGGAATTGCTACCGGCTCCTGCCATGGAACCATGTTTTCAACGTCGCGAATAACGTCAGCAACGGTTTCCCAATGCTTTGCAAATTCGTCGTCCAGGTCGATATTGAATTCTTTTTCAATAGCAACCATGATAACCGGAACGTTAGCGCCCAATGCTGACAGTTTTTCAGCGAGAAACACGCGTTCCATGCGGTTGTCAGTGCAATTCAGCAAGATGATCATTCGCACTTTATCAGCGATGGTGCCGATCATAGCAGTTTCCTTTTCCAGTCGGTGATATCATCCGATATCAAACCCATTGTTTCGATTTGATACGTTTCGCCGTTTCGAATGAACGTGAAGACGTTAAGCCGTTCGCGCCGCTCAATACTGACGATGAAGGCATGTTTTGCCATTTCTTCGGCAGCGGCGCGCGTTGCGGCTAGTTGCGCTTCAAGTTCACGTAACTTTCGCGAATTCCAGGGCAAACGCATCATCTTTTCCAATTCCAGCTAGCAATTCGTTTTCCGTCGGATAAACAATGAAATTGCTTAACACGTCATACAATGCAGTTCGCACTTGCACGTGTTCACTAAGCAATCTTGTTGCATTATCGATGATTTCTGTCAAGCGTTCAATTTCTGAATTGTGATGCTCCAACCGCTTATTCAAGTCGGATTTCAAATCATCAATTACGTTTTCATTACGGCGTTTAAACATACGTCACCTTTTCGTTGCGGTTGATTTCTTTTAAATCCGGTGCAATTTGCCGTCAAGTGAAAAGTGTAAAAAAGTGTAAAATTCACCTTGACGCGGATCGATCCGCAGGACTATGCAAGAAGGATGAACGGACAAACATTCACATTAGCTGCGGCGTCTCGATATATAGGCGTTAGCCGTATCACACTCTACAACATGTTGAAAGACGGGCGATTTCCGGTGGAACCAATTCCGGGAACGCAGCCGCGACGCTGGAATAAAGATGACCTGGACGCGTGGATTGCTGGCAATTATGCAGCAAGCGGTGACGCGCAATCATGATGCAAACAATGACGCAATCATATTCCCAAGCGGCGGCATATGTTACAGCACTTACGGGTGAACCGGTAGAGACTGCCGCGATTTGGTGGCGTTGCATTCATGATACAAATAAGGGAATTCCCGCGCATAAATATTTCGGTACGCTTGCGCAAGTTTGGGAAACGCTTTGCCGCTATAATGCGGACGGTTGGGGAATATTCACCAACATTAACGCGTTCGCTGCTGACGTCCAGAAGCATGAATTACCGGACGTGTGGTTTATTCGAACGCATGTTGTTGACCTGGACAATCTACTAACGGCGCAACAGAACTATGAACGCGCCGCAGGAAGTCAGCCGGCTCCGTCGTTTGCCGTCCAATCATCGCCCGGTAAATTCCACGTATATTGGCCAGTCCAGCCATATCAAGGCAATGAGCGCTATACAACGCTGCAACGCAAGCTGCGGCAAGTGTATGACGGTGATAAAGCCGTTATCGATCCTACCCGCGTTTTGCGCGTTCCTGGCTTTCTCCATCTGAAAAATCCAGCCGCTCCGCACATGGTTGTATGTTGGGCGCTGAACGGCAACGGCTGGCGCAATCCGGTTGAAACGCTAGAAGCGGCTTATCAGCACGTCAATGTGATTGACGGAGCGGGCGGGCGTCATCAATTGGGCGATGCTGAATTATCGGCTCCGTCGCTCGATTGGCTCAAATTCGGCATGTCGCTAATCGATCCTAACAACCTGGACCGTGGCGAGTGGATCAGCTTAACGGCTGCATTCAAGCAATCGGGTTGGCTTCATGCTGACGATCAGGCGTTGTTCAATATTTGGTCCGAATGGTGCGCGCGTTACGGTTCGAACGATGTTGCCGAAAACCTGAAACAATGGAATTCGATCCGAGAAACAGAAGTTGGCTGGAAAGCAATCCAGCGCAAAGCACCAACGTTGGCGGCTTATGAGAAGTTCGGCTTTAAGCAAGACGCGCCTAAGCCGGTAGAGCATCAACCGCAGCAACCGCCGTCGCCCGACGCACCACAACCGGAGCCGGAAACGCAATTCCCGGATATCTTGAGCGAATACGAATGCAAGCAATATTTCAAGAATTGCTATTTTATCGAACGCATGGGCGAAATACTGACGCCACGCGGACGCTTTATGAACGCGACCAAATTCAACGGTACGTTTGGCGGAAAGATTTTCGTGATCGATCCGAACGGCAAAACAACAGATGAACCATGGAAAGCCGCGCTTCGTTCGACACTATGGACGGTGCCGAAAGTTGACCATGTGCGGTTTGTTCCGGAACAGCAATCGTTCACGTTAATTGAAGATCAGCTTGGGAGAAAAGGCGTGAACACATATATTCCAATCCGCATCAAATCGCGTCCAGGTGACGTTACGCCGTGGTTGCGACACATGGAATTAATGTTGCCGGTGGAAAGTGACAGACATGAAATCTATCGATATTTTGCGCATAATGTGAAATATCCAGGCTTCAAAATTCCGTGGGCTCCAATGATCCAATCAACCGAAGGCGTGGGTAAAGGCTTCATTCAAGAAGTCATGGAAACCGTGTTAGGTGAAATGTACACTTATAGCCCAAAAGCGCAAGAATTGGTTAACAGCGGTTCAACTTTCAACGCTTGGATGCGTGCAAAGTTGATGATTATCGTCAACGAAATCAAAGTTGATGAACGGCGCGAATTGATTGAAATTCTGAAACCGATGATTTCAGACAAGCGTATTGAAATTCAATCGAAAGGTATCGATCAGGAGCAAGAAGACAATCCGGCCAATTGGCTATTCTTTAGCAATTACAAGGATGCGATACCGATCAATCAAAGCGGGCGGCGCTACGCAATCTTTTATAGTTCGATCCAATCGAAAGCCGATTTGTTGGCGCGTGGGATGGATGACAATTATTTTAATGCGCTGTTTCAATGGCTCCGCAATGGCGGTTCGGAATTCATCGCGCATTGGCTGCTGAATTATCCGGTTGACCGTGGAGCAATCCCTATGCGCGCTCCGGACACGTCCAGCCGTGACGAAGCAATCAAAGTCAGCCGTGGACCAATCGAGATTGCCATACTGAACGCCATTGAGGATGGCCTACCCGGCTTCCGTGGCGGTTACGTTAGCGTCCTGGCGACGATGGCCCGCTTAAAGCAGTTGGGCGTGCGTACACCCGCGCAATCGACCGTACAGCGCATTCTAGAGGCAATGGGCTATCATGATCGCGGGCGGGCGGTTCGGCAGTATGCGCAGGAAAGCATGCAGGAGCGGACGCAGGTCTATGCGATCCTGCCAGATATGCCGGTTGCTGCTTACGGGCGTATCCAGGGTTATGAATAGAAAAGACGCCCGGCAGCACGCTAGCTAAATGAGCGAACCGGGCGTCTCACCCCTTCCCGAAAGGCGGCGGCAAGAAGGGAAGGAATTTAGGGATATTACTGATTTCTAATTGAGCGTCAACGCAGATAATTAGTTATCCACAGTTGGGCGGTTAAGATACGTTTGCTTTACGCCGTTCCGCTCCTGGTGGTTTTTCACGGTTGCCTTGAATGTGACGGTTTCGCCTTTTTCGCCAATCTTTACAGTGCCGCGATAGATGAAGACGTTTCCAGCTTCGTCCTTCATGGCGTGGAAATAGGAAATTCCCCAATCATCATCGCTTTTGCTGTAACCGGTGATAGTCAGTGTGAATTCCCGGCGCTCTTTGAGCGAACCGACAAATTCCGATCCTGCATCACGTGCGCGGATTTCAGCAAGTTTAGCGGCTTCTTCCGAAATGATCCGCGCGCAAGTTGCTTCCTGTTTTTCCGTAAGGTTGCCGTAATCGCTGATAGCGTCAGCCATAGACCGGAAGAACCGATTACCCTTTTCGGCACGCTTGCAGATTTCAGCGTACAGCGCCTTAAATTCCGGCTCCGCTTCAATCCTTGCCTGGAACCGCTTTGCAGCGCCCTTGCGTGCGTTCGCTTCGATGCGACGACGTGCGCCAGCAAGATAAGCTTCTTCGTTCCCCTGATTAATTACATGAAGCGGCACTTCAACCATTTCCGTCACTCCCGTTGTGTTAATAATTATATTTCTAATTGATTTCTTGTTGCATGTCAACAGGGAACAACGAACGACGCGGCGCGTTTATCCAGGTTGCAACCAACATAGGAGTTAGAACAATGGGTGATGAAGCAATCAAAGGGCGCATCAATACGCGCGATCCTAATATGCGTTCCGGACCAATCGTTGAAGCAACGGGAGAGGATGGCAAGAAGTTGCCGCGTACCATCGTTGGTTCAACGCATTTGACTGCGGAAATTGATGGTAAATGGTTTGTCGTCAACACGCGTGGTGAAAAAATTCTGCAACAGGAATTTGTAACCGAAGCGGACGCCATCGAAGAAGCGCAGAAGCGTAACCCGGAGGAAAGCAAGCGCGGTCTATCAATCGAATAGACGCTAAATACGCGAACGCCCGGCAAATCACGTCACATGTGCGACAATTGCCGGGCGTCTGATTGACGTTGCAGGGTCCGGAGCAACGCCGATGGAATGGCTGTTAGTCAACGGGCAAGCTAGTCTACCCTGGTGCGGTTGTCAACCTTTGTTAAACCGTCGTTCCAGTTCGTTAATGATCGGCTGCATCCAAGTTTCACGATACAGGCGTGTCGCTTCTCTGATCGCGTTCGCGCATTCATTACCGCGCTTTGTAGCAATGCCGTTCATATCGGACATGCTGAAACTTTCCAGGTTGGCGGATTTGTTCAGTTCGGCAAACAATTTTGCAGTTGTCCAGCGTCCAACATATGTGCTGTTGTCGTTCATTCTTGCCATGGTTATTGCTCCGCGCGTCCGATTACGTTGATTTCAAGCCGTTCATTTCCATATTTCGCACGATTGGACCTAATTGACCGCTGACATAGTGCGAAGTCCAATCACGGATACGGCGTTCAAGTGACCGGTTACGTGTGAACGAAGTATGACAGACATTGTTGTAACTCCTGATTAGATTGACGGACGAAACTTGCTAACGGCTTTGAATTCATCTTCAAGCGCGCGTTCTTCGGCGATAAGCTTATTCCATTCAATTTCAGCGGCTTCAACACCGTGTCTCTTAGCCATTACAATGCAATCTTTCTTAGCACGCGCGATGGCGTCAAGACGCTTGCGAATTTCAGTATGCCTTGCGATTGCCTCATTGCGGTTCATTGTCGTCATCTCCGTTGCGTTGCTAATTATGTAGCACGACAGATTTCTAATTACAACAATTATTATGCTTCTGAACATAAAAAAACCGCTGCAACGATGTGCAGCGGTTCGGTGTTTGATACCCGGTAATAATATGAATTCGTTAGGTGTACGCGATTGATGCTACCGGGCGAACTCTATCAATCACGTGTAACGTTGGTTAGCACTCTCCGCTGCAATTTGCAAGCATTCTTCCGCACCAACTGCAAAGGCATGTTTAAGCGCCCATAACACTTGACGCGCCGATGGTTCGGTATTTGCAATGGTAATGTCAACTGAAAGACGATCTTCCAGGTTCTTAGCCATCGCGTTCAGGACGGTTGCAAGTTGCGTTGCGGTGAGTGGTCTTGTCATAGCGAAATGTTCCTCATTCGTCGGGGTTGGAATTGATACCATTATGTTATGTTGTAATGTCGGCGTTGCGCTTCCTGCCAGCTTTTCGGGAACGGTGGAGCTTCCAACCCGTCACGAATTCCAGCAAGCATATAAGGAACGGCGTCGATAGCTCTTAAACCGCCCGCGCCCATTCCCATTCCTGGCATGGTTAGGGATTTAATGCCGTTCGTCTTTGCAACACGTATGGCGGCACGTGCTGCTAGATAAACATTCATTTCGTCAATGTTCATCGGAACGCGCATTGTTGGTGCAGAAATTACGAATGGCCAAGTTTCATGGTCCGTCCGTATAAGCAACGCTTGACCAACCAATAATTCCCCATTGTACGCATGTTTAATTATTGATTGTAAACGCTCCTGGACGTGCCAACCAAGCTTTTCACTTATACGATAATCAAGGTTGCCATCCATAAAACCGAATGAGTTTGCCGGGCTGACAACACATTCAGTTTCAACATCGAAGTAATCGCCGCAATGTGCTTCATAATCGCTCCAACGTTTCCACGTTTTGACCGCTTCCGGGTTTCTGTCAATAAATACGATTTTCACCACAGATATCCTTTACTCTCTTTGATGATGGTGCAGCGGTCAAAAGTGGCATACAGCACAACGCCGCGTTCGTCTTCGATTGTCAAGCCTTTGGGGTATTCTCGCTTGATTGGGCCGGTGACGTGGTACGCGGCGGCTCCGTTGTAAACGGTGACGGTCGCGCGGTTTCCCAAGGGTCTAGCGGTTCTATCGGGCATATTGATATCCTATATCCTAACACATTTAACGCTTTATCCAGTGCGTCAATATGTGGTTCGCGGTTTTCACGTTTCCATCTGTTGATTGTGTTTGCACCTAGACCGGCTTTGCGTTCGATCTTACGGACGGATTGAGAATGTGCAACACCTAACAGATATTCTACCGTCCAGTGCATTCTAAATATTCCGCCAATTGGTTTAACAGGTGTGCCGCTTCGCGCGCTTGTTCGGCGGTTATGCCGCGATTATGCCAAAGCATTGCTTCATTGAATTTTGGATAAACGGCTAACGGTTCATTATCCGCGTTCAACTTATTTAAATGCAATCCAGCTTCTTCATAATAGCCGATGCGCGGCGGTTCGCGCGGTGTTGCTGGCTTTTCCGGTTCGACCATTACGCTGATAGCGTGATCCGCTCTTACTCCGCAATTCATGCAGACCGCGAATGAGCATCCACCTAATGTTGCACCTAATGCGTTGTCAGTTTGTGCGCCCCATATGTGTTTGCATTTGGTAGGGTCCGGTTGGCAACATGCAACGAAATGCATTATTCCGCTTCCGCGATGACAGGGGCATGTGCATTCGCTTCTGTAAGTCATTCCGATACCCTTTCGAATATGTAACCTTTGATGGTTGGATATGTCGCGCGGTTGTTCAGGTGGAGCGACATTTGCGCGGGCGTCACGCCGATTGCTTTTGCTGCGGCGGCTGCGGTGTCATATGTGACGGGCGGATAATTGCTTACGCTGTTGTGTGTCGCGTGCTGCACCGTATTGATGCAACGCACCTTGCCGGTTGAATAGCGTTTGCGGTTGGTGATTATGTGGCGCTGCATTAGCGCCTGACGCTGATTTTCCGCGTCGTTCGGATTGGTCCAGGTAGTGACAAATACCAGTTTGTCACCTTTGACCATGCGCGGCAATTGAAAGCCGTGGTTCGTTTGTGCGGTGCCGACAAAGTGCGGTTTATCGTGTCGATCGGTTATCATGAATACGGTATATTGTGTCACTTGACAGTCCTTATGTATGTTCGACCTTTAACGGTTCGGTGTCCAGGTTTCCGCTTTAGATGATTGCTAAGCGCCGATATTGCTAATCCGTGCGCTGCTGCTGCGGCTGATATTGTTGGCCAAGTTTCGCCGGTTTCAACACATTGGACGTTTTGCCGTTTCGGATCGATCCAATATCCTTTACGATTGCACTCCGGATTGTGAATTCCGATCAGCCGCCGTTGTTCTAGAAACGCTTCTTTCTCATTGGGAGTAAGTGCGATCACTTTGATTTCCAGCGTCGTCAACGGTGCTGCGAACGCGTCACTCCACAGACTGTTGCATTGGGCGTCTTGCAGCGTAAATAGCTCTGATAACGGCGTCACGCCAACATATCGGATGGTTCCGTTAATATCGGCATGCGTATAGATCGCATACAGTTGGCGCACGTCGCTAGCGGTTGTGATGACGTGGACGTTGCAGGGAATTAGCATTAGGGACGCTCCTGCGATTGCTCGATTGCATCACAGATAGCAACGCCGACTTGCAGAATTGCCAGTATCGTCATTTCTGCGTCGGTCACTTGCCAATCGTACATTGCACCGATGCCGCAAAGGATCGTCAATATTATCAATACCATTGAATTCTTCATGGCGCTACGATCCTATGTATTTGATCAGTGCGATTGTTTTGAGGATTGGACCGATTGCGATTAGTGCAATGATAACGGTGATCCAAAACCAAAATTGAAACGCGCTCAAGTCGCGCGGCGGCTTGTTGCTCATGTGGTGGCAATCCTTTGAATGTAGCGCCTGATATTGCAGATGACGTTTTTAGCGTCTTTGCGGTCTTGCGGGTTGTGAGAGATAACGCCGACAATTGCGCCGTTGATGCGGATTTTTAAATGGCGCGTTCCGTTGGCAATTTCCCAATTGACGTTGTGTCGCATCAATTCAGCTTTGATTTCTCTTAACAGTTTGGTCCGCATTGTCTGTTCCCTTGAACATGTCATCCATTAACGATGACAAATAATCGTTTCCGACTTCTTCACATGCTACTGAACAATACCAGATGTTAGGCGACGTTTCACAACCGAAATCGTCGCCACCTTCTGACGCTTCACGCGTGTCAATAATGCGTCCGCACTGTTGGCAATTCGCGGTTGGAATAGGATCGATGTAGACCGGTTTAATGGCCCTGCCAGCGATTGCGACGGGCTGACTATCCATGCTGGTGACGTGCCAGCGGTCAATGCTCCATCGTTTATCGTTATACGCCCAACCGACTTGTTTCATGTGCGGATTAATCCTTATTGATAACATGCAACGTTTTAGCCGCGTGGTGAAAGTGTGTCAAGACGTTATAAAACTTTTCCACATGTTATGTTTTTGTGCGTTTTTGTAACATTTGACGTTTTGAACGTTTGTTACGATTTACAGTAATTAAAATTAATTAGCGTTAAAAATTTGTAACAAATTAATTCTTATGTAGTGACAGATACATTTGGGAGCAGAAATTGTTAATATATAGTTTATATTATAATATTATATGTTTTTACATAATTATAACATATAATATATATAGAAAGAAATTCTGAGAAAGAAGGAAAATCCGCGCGATTTAACAACGTAAAAAGTTACAAAAAATAAGGCGTCCCAATGGGACGCCCGTTAATTGCTGCAATTTGTGTAATTTGCTTAAATGTAGACGTGCCAAACAAAAACACGTTCGACAAATGAGCCGATGTGTTGCGGCACTCTCAATTGTTCAGGGTTTGGCAACGGATGGCCGGTTCCAACGATATAAGCGGTCACTGGCATGGTTGGATAAGCAGTATCAACTTCCGCCCATATACAAGGCGTCCCATATGGATCGCGCCCAACGTGAACGATTTTCAAATACTCGTAACCGCCTGGAATTAGGATTGTGTTATAGTCCGCGATTTCCAGCGGGTATTTATAGATCGTTTTCATAGTTTGCTTTCCTCATTGAACCAACCGATATAAACATCGGCTTCTTTGATACGCTTGATCATTTCCAGACGCGCCCAAAGTAGCACGTTTTCCGGAATAGCCGTTGGACGGTCCAGGGCGCTATTATAACGCCGTTCATCCATACTATCCCACTTCTCCGCAACCCATTTGTGCCGCGTCGTCTGGCGCTTCTCCTGGCGATATTCGACCAACCGGAAACCATATGTTTCCGAGTAATCGAACACCCATAAATCCCGGCTTAAAGGTATAAGCTTGTCTTCGATTAGAATTCTCATTTCGCGCGCCTTTCTAGCGTTATAATCATTGCGTTTAACGCTTCTAACAGTGTCGGTGCTTCGGTGCTATATTTTCCTTCACTTTCACCTAATGAAACGTGCGAGCTAGTGTTTACCGCGTAAACATCCCACGTTCCATCGTGATTATTAAAGATCGCGATTTCCTGATTTGCTTCATCGCGAAGCATGAAAATTATCAGGTCGATTAATTCTGCCATTTCATCACCTATTCAGCGTTTGAAAACATACATCATGCGAGTGCGACAACTGGCAAATTGCCATGTCGTCGCTATTTCGTTTACTCATTTCAATAGCCAACATGGCTAAGGTGAATAATGTTAATATCCAAATCATCATGATCAGGACGCGTGCGCTTTGATCCTGCATTTCCATTCACTCCGTTAAATTGAGAATGCGTTTCATATCAGCAGTCAATATTTTATTACTGCTGCATTCAACCGGTGTTGCAACCGTTCCAGGATATGCGCCCTGTATCGCCCGTTTCATTAGCTCGATTTCCACCATTGGAAATGCTTCTGCTTTCAGCGCATCCAATGAAAAGAAATGTTCAACGACGTGCGGCATTGTTGCGTGCTTCACGGTGTAAATCCAATATTCGCTTGGGAACATCGGGAATTTCACTTTGAGGAACCACATATTAAATACTCCAATTAATCGCGATCAACGCGAAGACCGTTCTTTTCAATATATTCCCAAAGATATTGTTCCGGCCAAGTGCGAGAATAAAGGTGCATCAAATTCTTTTCTACCGCGTTTTGTTCTTCGTCGTTCAGCATTTCGAACTGTTCGACAATTTCTTTAGCGGCGAACGGACCGGCTTGCGGTGCTTTTGTGAGAAATTCGTTGCGGTATTCGTTGGCCATTTCCATAAACTCCGTTGCGTTGTTTATGTTTCTAATTGATTTCGCATTGTGCGTCAAGTGCTTTGACATGTTTAACAGTGTTGACGGTCAAAGCATTATAAGCCATATCTAGCGCATTATGAACGCGATCAGTTTTGTCAGCGCATACCGTCAATTAACGGACTACGAACGGGAGTTTGTGGACGGCTTTTTGCGTTCGCTGGAACAAGAAGCGGCAAAGCGTTTCGAGCGACTGACAACCACGTTGGAACGGGTTTCACGTGCTATCAATCCTGCTAGCCTGGACGACCGGACGCGCGATCTATTTTCCAAGCCGCTAATTGCCGCGTCCATTCGTGAACGCGCCGAACAGCTAGCCGCCGAACGCGATTTAACGCCTGAATGGATCATCCGGCAGTATCACAACATTGCGAGTGCTTCGCTTGAACATTATTTTGATGTTGGTGAAGATGGTTTTCCACAAATTGATTTATCCAAGCTGACGCCCGAACAATGGAGCGCATTGGATAGTATCGATGCAACGGAGAAATTCACGCGCGGCGGCACGGAACGACATGTGAAGATCAAATTGAAGGGTGGAATGGAAGCGTTGGCGTTTCTTGCCAAGCATGCCGGTCTCGATAAGGCTGATAATCCGGTATTCAAGGAATACACTGCATTACCGGCTGATTTGGCACAAATGCCAAATTCCGCCAGCGTTTCAGAACTGGCGGAAAATTATGCGCGCTTTATTGATGGTTGACGCGTTACAGACGATCCAAACGCAACGCCGCAGGAAATTGCTTTTCGTATTCGGCGTCAAGATCGCGTTTAATGAATATTGGACCAACCGGCTTAATTTCTACCCACGTCAAGCCTTCGTAATCGGCTTGCGAAACCAATTCTTCCCGGTGCGTAACATGCAACGCCTTGTCAATGTCTTTGATCGCTGCAATTTGATTGCGCGTGACATTGTTGCCGCCGTCCGCTCCGGTGCGATCTTTCTTAACCTTTGTCACAATCGCACCTGGATAACGTTTGCGCACCGTATTGCTCGCATCGTCTGGCGACTTAGCCGGAATGAGCATGCTTTCACGGTCGCCATTTGGCATATCGAAGTGCACTCGAAACATAGTCATTTATTCCACCTTTCCCATTTCGATAAGTTTGAACAGAAATTTACGGGCTTGCGCACTATCGCCAACTTGTTCCACTTGAACGCGGATAATGTCGTCTGGCGTGAAGCATTCAAATTGGCGATATTCATCAATCATTTTGTAATCAAGACGCGTCCAATCCTGCCATTGAATAGCGATGCGTTCAAGAACGTCGCGTTCTTCATCAAGCTGACGTTGTGCAATTTCAACGAATTCTTCAAGCGTCACGTTAATTACTCCATTGATTACCGCATTTCTAATTCAAGCAATTTAGCGTGTCAAGC